CGTGGATACTACGGTCATGAGCTGAATCCTGACTTCAACCCTAAGCTCGTAATTGAGCTCACCACGGATTGATAAATACTGAGCATGGATGCTCAACAAGACACGCATGGCGTTCACCGCCTGTGCAACTTAATACAAGATTCAGCAAACCGGATCAAACTCGTAGTGTATCCTGCCCTGTTTGCGTTCATTATATTAGCAGCATACGGCTTCTATCTAATCTATAACCTAACTCGTGATGTTCATTATCTCGCTGTTAGTGTTAATGAAAATATGTCCACAATAGCACATGAAATGACGACAATGTCGCATAACATGCAACAAATTGAATCTCATTTAGCATCAGTAAACGAGAAGATGAGTGACGTAGCACCAATCCGCGACGAAATGTCACAAATGCGTCAATCGATGAATCAAATGAATCATGCAATTCATGGGATGAATGCAAATACCCATATGATGCAGCGCGATATGCGCAACATCAGCAAGCCAATGTCATTCTTTGGCTCATTTTTTCCATTCTAAAATAAATACGCCCGAGAGAACACACATTCGCAGAAATGCGGGAGGGCTGCATGAATAGGGAAGTTCATCGTGATGGAATTCACGTAAAACACATTCCACCAGAGCATTGGTGGAAACGCGCTCGATGGGAGTTATTGCAAGATTATACCTCATGGAACGGTATGGTTACGGCTCCAAAAGGATTCATCACTGATGGTGCCAGCATTCCTTGGTTCCTGTGGTGGAGGTTTTCTCCGACCGGTAAATACTTTGGTGCTGCCATTGTTCATGATTATATTCTCATCAAAACTCGAGATTGGAAACGGGCTAATGATGAGTTTGGAGAGGAGATGGACGCATTAAAGGTACCCAAGTTCGACAAAACAGTGTTGGTTGGGGCTGTTAAGTTTTGGGCTTGGCTCAAGACAGAAATCCTCAAAATGCCGCCAAAGGAAATAAAGTGAAATTATTTGAGTTATACGCAGACCTAGATGCAGTTCAAGATCCGATGCAACGTCGGGACAATGAAGATGCGAACTACACGCCAATAGACAAGTCGTACGTTGACGCCGAGCGTAAAAAACAAACTCCTCGACGCAATTCAAACATTGGCAAGGCGAAGCGTATAGCGAACAAAGTCAAAATGATGAAACGGGCGTCAAATCCAGTTTCTGACGAAACACATCACCAAAGTAATCTTGGCGGGCATGTGTCGTCCTTCTTATTTCGGTAAGTCCATATCGTAGTTTCCCACAGTATATCCAGGATTGTTGCTAAACGGCTCAAACCCCCTAAATACACCCGCTCGAGGAAAATGGGCATCTTATTTTTAAGGAGATAAAACAATGAAGTACTCAATGGTATTAATCGTGGGCCTGTTAGCAGCAGGCCCACTCATGGCTGGTTTCGATGGAGCAAATGCTCCAGGTGGTCAGCAGGTAGGTGGCGCTTCCGGCGGCATGAACTACATCGGACAGGATGGCGCTTTTCAGGATGGAAAGCCAGGCGATGCTGGCAATCCAGGTAACGCAGGTAATCCAGGCGATGCTGGCAATCCAGGTAGCGGCGGCGTACCAGGTAACGCAGGCCTAGGTGGCGATCCAACTGTTGATCCAGGTGCTGGAACGCCAGAGACTCCATCAGTCGGCGCTGGTGTTTCTGCAAAACAGCATCAGGGGATGGGCAACAAAGACGGTTCTGGTAATTTTGACCGGAATGATCCTACTCACGTCCGTGGTTCTGGTAACGTCGGTGGTCATCCAGGAGCTGGTAACGTCGGTGGTCATCCAGGAGCTGGTATCCCAGGATATAACTCACCACGTGGTGGTGATGGAACTGGTCCATGGGGTAGCAAAGGTGCTATGGGCGGTCAGCGTGGCGGCTCTGGCGGTCACCAAGGCGGTGGCCCAGGTGCTGGACAGGGCGGTGGCCCAGGCGCTGGTAATGGTAACGGTGGCGGTCAGGGTAATGGCCCTGGCGGCAACAGATAACCACAACCGAGCTGGTAAAAAGAGGCGCTTCGGCGCCTCTTTTTTTAAGATGAAAATATACGATTCTTTTATTAAACTGTTAGCTGCTCTGCGCGATTTGATGATTCTAGCTCTCGCGACAGTTTGTCTGGCTGCACTTGTCCTTTTTACTGCCTTGGGTCTTAATTTAATTATTTCATAAAACCCTTGACGCCTTCTTGTGTTCGTTGTATAAATATCCTCATCCAAGAGAAGATAGACTTCTCTTCTGGTCAAAGTTTTGGAGGATTTCCAATGGACCCAATGTCATTATCTGCCGAACAAATTCTCAAGATCGATTCAAAAGATCCTGAAAAACTATTCTCAAAAGACAGTTTTCGTTATCAGTTCATGCGCCTCCGCAAAAAGTGGCATCCTGATACCAGCACTATCGACAATGCAGAATCGGTTTTTAAGCATCTAATGGACCTTGCTGAAACAGCAAAGGGTAAAATAGCTACTGACTCGTGGGCTGGAGAAGCATCAATTACGTTCAGTACTCATGATCATAAAACCTTTCGATTCCGTTATAAAACAATGCGTGAATTCGAAATGGGCAAGATGTATATCGGCGACAATACTCTAATGTACGTAATCGACAAGGATCAGGAAGACTTGTTTGATAACGGCATAAAGATGATCCGACAAATCAAATATCCTAACAATAAACTTGAAACGGAGTTTAAGAGGCTCTTCCCGAAGGTTAAACTCATTGATAAGAAAACCAGCATTGGTTTGGTAGCTGTATTTGAAAAACCCGAAGGAACCGTCTTACTTCAAGACCTTATTGACTATATGCCAGATAACCGCATTGATCCTAAACACGTTGCGTGGATAACGAGTTCGCTGTATAATATAGCGACATTCTTGGATCATGTAGGTATTTGCCATAACTCAATACTACCAACAACCGTTTTTGTTGACCCAAAAAATCATGCAGCGTTTTTGCTCGGTGGTTGGTGGTTCGCGGTGAAGACTGGAAGTAAACTGAAGGCAATTCCACGTGAGCTGCTCAAAGTTCTCCCTAACAAAGTCTTCGATGAAAAGGTAGCCAACACGGCGTATGATCGACAAGCGGTCAAAGGTGTTGCTATTGGTTGCCTAGGTGATCCAACGCTGGTTGGTATGTCTCTTCTTTCCCGAAAGGATGTACCCAACCCAATGCTAAATTGGATCAGATCACCTTCTGGACCAGACGCTGTGTCTGAATATGGTGGTTGGGAAAAAACGCTGGAAAAGAGCTTCGGTAAGCGCAAGTTTATCGCATTTGACGTCAACATTAATGACATTTACTAACCAGGAGAACTACAATGGGTTACTCAAGATCATCATCCGCTGACTGGACGACGTATTCCAGCACAACTTCAACGAAAACACGGTCACAAATTTTTACGAGTTCTGGCCTCCATGCTGATATGGATCCGCGCGGTGTTACTATGCGGGAGGCTCGTGACAGTGACCTCAACCCCGAAAGCACCCCGATCATTATCGCTACTGACGTAACTGGATCGATGGGGTACCTTGCCGAACATATTGTTAAAGAAGGTTTGGCAACACTGTTCAAGGAAATCTACGAACGCAAGCCTGTAACCGATCCGCAGGTAATGCCAATGGCAGTTGGCGATGCTGTGATGTTCGATAAGGCACCGTTCCAGATCGGACAGTTCGAAGCAGATCTTGTTGCTGCCGAATGGCTCGAGAAGATTTACATCGAAGGAAACGGTGGCGGTAATGGCTTCGAGTCGTACGACCTGCCTTACTACTTCGGCGCATTCCACACATCAACTGATGCGTTTGAGAAGCGGAATAAGAAAGGCTACATCTTCACTATTGGTGATGAGGAAGCTCCACCGATGACTTCCGTGGATGCCGTCCGCAAAGTGATGGGCGACTCGGCTGCAATCGAAGTGGACATGCCGTTCATAGAAATTCTCGAACGTGCGAGCAAGATGTACCACTGCTTCCACATCATGATCGCAGAAGGTTCTCACGCTCGCTGGAAGCCTGACCGCGTAAAAACCACCTGGCGTGAAGCTCTTGGTGAACGGGCAGTGTGGTTGGAAGACCACGAAAAGCTCGCAGAAACGATCGTCTCGATCATCCAGGTGGTCAATGGTGCAGACAAGGCTGATGTTGCAAAAAGCTGGAGTGGTGACACTTCGCTGGTAGTTGCCGATGCAATCAAGGATCTCGATGCAGGCACCGACTATGATGATGCAATGAAGGTTGTTCGCTTCTGAGCAAACGGAGAACACGTGATGTCTACTGAAGAGTTTCAAGCTGTCGCTATTATTGGTGGTGGGTACGGAGATGAAGGCAAAGGGTTGATGACTGACTACTATGCTTCCGCTCTCACCAATCCAGTGGTGGTTCGGTCCAACGGTGGCGCACAAGCAGGGCATACGGTGGTAACACCAGATGGTAGACGTCATGTGTTCTCTCACTTTTCTTCTGGTACGTTTGCTGGTGCACCTACGTACCTTAGTGAGTTCTTTGTGGTCAATCCAATTCTGTTTGCTCGTGAGCATCGACAGTTCGTTAAGGATTTTGGCTTTGCACCAACAGTTTATATTCATCCACATGCGCCGGTGACATCTCCTTTTGAGATGCTGATCAATCAATCACTTGAGCACATGCGCGGTGAAGATCCTCATGGTAGTTGTGGTGTTGGCTTTGGTGAGACGTTTGAACGCCGTAAGCGAATGCACCTAGTGTGGGGGATGTCATATCTCGCTCAGATTAATAAAGATATGCTGCATGAAGACTTTGTTCGTCTTCGTGAAGAGTATGTTCCTCAGCGAGTCGATCTCAATAATGTAGGACAAGTGTTCCGTGATGTGATCAACAATGAGCAACTATTCGAAGACTTCATTATGGATTTGACTTACATGATGGATCATGTTGAAGTTCGATACTATGATGCAATTTGGGATCGAGATACAATCTTCGAAGGCGCTCAGGGGTTGTTACTAGATCAGGACTATGGACACTTTCCTCACGTCACTCGTTCCAACACAGGAATGCGTAACATTTCGGTGATCATGGAACAATTGGTAACCAACTTCCGACAGATGAATGTGAATTATGTCACCAGAGCGTATACGACCCGCCATGGTGCCGGTCCTTTAGCGTTCGAACAATCCATGCCGGAGTGGGTTAAGGACAACACGAACGTCCACAACGAATGGCAGCATGGATTGCGGTATGCACCTTTAGATTTGGATCTATTCGAGAGTGTCACAAGTAAAGATTTTGCTCTATACGGTAATGAGCATAATGAATACTATGATGTTCAGATGACTAGAACTATGACGTGCGTGGACCAGTTGCCACGTAATGGGTTCACTTACTCTTTAATAAAAGGAGGTAGATGGCACCATCATAATTCCGGATTCAATGAAAGCATCGTCCAAAACACATTTGACTATATCAGTCAAGGACCAACAAGAAACGATATTCACTCGACACTTGACCCTTGACGGGTAGCGTGTAGCCATATATACTAATAGTAAGCCAGTGGGATAGACCCACCGTGCACCATAAACGTTTGGAGGATTTCCAGATGAGCAAAGATACACTCATACTCGCACACTACTACACAACGCCTGACGTTCAGCAAATGGCTGACTACGTTGGTGACTCATTAGACCTTGCACAGAAAGCTGTCGAGCACAAACCCAAGCGAATAGTCTTCGCCGGTGTTCGTTTTATGGCTGAAACTGCAAAGATCCTTAACCCCGAAGCAGAAGTGATACTACCTGATGGTGGGTCGACTTGCTCTCTTGTTGAACAAACAAACATCAGCAGACTTCGTAAATGGAGGCAACAGTACTCCGACCACGTTCATGTTTCGTACATAAACTCATCTGCAATCCACAAGGCGATGTCTGACATCATTGTTACTTCTCGCATCGTCGATGATGTGATCAAGGACATCTACGATCAGGGTAAGAAAGTAATATTTTCCCCTGACCGCAACATGGGTGAATACTTAAACTACACGTATGGGTACAATATGCCTGTGTGGGAAGCGGTATGCGAGGTTCATGATAAGTTCAAAGAAGATGAACTGAAAGCTGCTATGCGTGGATGGACAGATGGACCTAAGTTCGTTCTTGCTCACCCAGAGAGCCCGTTACCCATTCTCAAGATGGCCGACTATGTTGGGTCAACTCATGGAATGCTCAACTGGATCAGAGAATTCAAAGGTAGTGTTGCAACCGTTTTTGTTGCAACCGAAGACGGTCTTCTGTATAATATGCGCGAAGAACGACCAGAACTAGACATCCGTCAAGCGCCTATCTACTCTGGTTGTCAGTGTAATCAGTGTCCGTATATGAAGCTGAACTCTGTTAAAAAAGTTCTGCAGGCTTCTGCCGGTCTTGGCACGAAAATTGATTACTTAAATGAAACGCAAATGCGAATGGCCCGCAAGCCTATTGAGCGTATGCTTAACTTCCAGAAAACCGGAAAGGTCGAACTCTGATGATTTTTAACAATGTCGTGTACGTTCCGAAACTGGATACTAAAGATGATCCATCCACTCTCCATATGATCGATACAATCAGGAGAGTGGTCGATCGTGAGGGCGGCCGGGTTCTTTCATATGATGACCGGCACCTAATTGATGACAGATCACCGTTATTCATCGCCCTTGGCGGGGATGGAACTATGTTGGCTGCAATGAAAGCTGCTGCAAGTACGCCGTTCGGTACCGTCATTGGGTTTAACTTCGGTCATTTAGGTTTCTTAACGAATGGTAGTGTCGATCATGCAAGTTTTGAAACACTACTGCTGTCACTACTAAACGGCGAGAAGCCATGGAAGCGCGACAGTCGAATGTTGATCAGCTCATCGACCACGCAGCCAAACGACTACAGGAAAATAGACTCTGTGGCTGTTAACGAGTTCTTAGTCACCACGAAGACACGAAAGAACCAGATGACGTATGATGTGTTCGTCAACGACTCGCATGTAGCTCGACAAGCTGGTGATGGTGTGATCGTAACGACTGCTACCGGATCAACTGCATACGCAATGAGCGCTGGTGGTGCTATCATGGCTCCAACATCTCGTGCAATGCAAATCGTTCCTTTGGCTGCTCATACTATTTCTTCTCGTCCTGTTGTTGTTAGTGAAAATGATGTGGTTCGGATTGAAGCAAATGCTACTGATCGAGTCAAGGACATATGCTTGCTGTCAGATAACAACTATGTGTACTCAACTCATAAGATGAATGTTGAGATCACCAAACACCGGTTCGTTGATATCTGGCGCAATGATGACTGGAACTACTTTGAGGTCCTTCGTGAGAAGTTAGGGTGGAATTACAGAAATGGACAATTATAGTGTAATTGAAATGATTGCAGATGAGATGCGTGATGAAGCTAAATCGCTTCGTAATGACACTCTTACGTCAATGAGCGAGAGTGTGTGTAATGAGCGCATCGCTGACGGGCTTGAGAAATGGGCTGACCGATTATCGTTTGCTGTAGATGACTTACAATCGAGCTTTGATTAATGGCTGTAATGAAGATTAAAAACAAGTACGAAGTCTCTTTCCGAGAGCTTGTGGAAGCTACGGAAAAGAAAGGCGGGTTGCCTAAAGAGATCGTTGTTACAGTTCAGGAAGCAAAAGAGATTATCGATGAGATGGGTGCGTCCTCTGGTGGTAAGCCAGACACTTCGTTTCATGTAACATTCCCCAACAACGATGGTCAACCGTATGACTTCAGAATGGGTAAGATGTTATGGGAAGGTAATTTAGACGACGCCCGCATGTTTGAAGTTCTCAACGCATGGTACAAAAAAGAATTCGTTGTTAAGTATGACAACATTCCTGTGCGCATTGAGCCACAGAAGAAAACCCCTCCACCACCTACGGAGTATGCGAATAAGCCCACGATACCAGAAAACGAGAGCATTCGCTGGTGGCAAAGTTTGTTTAAAAGGAACAGAGATGGAAATAACGATAATTGATTTGTTCGGTCTTTTGCTTGCTCATTTGATTGGAGATTTCTTCTTACAGTCAGACGAAACGGCAAAGAACAAGAGTTCAGATGATATGGTGCTTACTCGCCATGTTGCCATATACACAATGCCGTTTGCTTTTATAGCGTTCTTTACTTTTCCGTTTATACTAGCAATTGGCTTTTTAGCCGTCAATGCAGTTCTACACTATGCTACTGATTATGTGTCTTCTCGCGTAGCGAAAAGTTACTGGGAAAAGGAAGACCGACATAATTTTTTCGTTACAATAGGCATCGATCAGTTTATTCACATAATGTCACTGACGTGGACGTTCGCCTTTCTTAAATCATTAATGACATGAAGATACTATTCCTCGATATTGATGGTGTGCTCAATTCCGTTGAATATGCAGTAGGAGCAAACACGATTAATCGATCTGTTCGGTTAGATGACGCAGACCCCGTCAAGGTGGGTCTATTGCGGTTTATATGTGACCAGACGGATGCTAGGATTGTGATATCATCCACGTGGAGAATAGGCCGCGATCCAGCTTGGTTCGATGGATTCTTTTCATCTTTCGGATGGTTTCAACCACCAATTGAAGGTGTAACTCCACGAAGCGCTCGTATCGGTTCGATTGGGAGAGGTGATGAAATTAATGAGTGGTTGGAAACGCGTCAAGTAGACAGGTATGTCATCGTGGATGATGATAGCGATTTCTACGGTGACCAACCGCTGGTTCAAACCAATGGCGTGTACGGTTTGACCCTAAAAGAAACCATCGAGATGATTGACATTCTAGGATTGGGGGGAAAGGGTGATCTCGCACGCGTAGAAAGTCTGCGCAGGCATGTTGATTTTAAACCCAAAAACTAAGATACTATATGCATTCGGGATAGACCTGAGTGCTTCACTTTATTGGAGGAATTCCAAATGAAATATGATTACATAGTTTACATCGGGCGCTTCCAGCCCCCACACCTCGCGCATATTGAGTTGATGAAGCAGGCTCTCAAGCAGGCTGAACACCTGATCGTTCTTGCTGGGTCTGCAATGCAACCACGAACAATCAAAAACCCCTGGACGTGGCAGGAGCGAGGCGATATGATCCGAACCTCGCTACCTCAGACCGTACGTGATCGCGTTATGGTCGCTCCTCTTCGCGATATCCTGTATAATGACCAGCAATGGGCTCAGCAGGTACAAGACACTGTCATTGCACTGGCAGGTATCGATGCTAAGGTTGGTATCATCGGTCACTCAAAGGATGAAAGTTCTTACTACCTGTCGATGTTTCCTCAGTGGGATCTGATCGATGTCGGCAACATTGAAGACATACATGCATCTGACGTTCGTGAAGCTCTGTTTACCATGGAAGATGATGATTTTGACTTCCAGGTTGGCCGTAAACTCCCTACAGCGATCCACGATTACCTGAAGGCGTTCACTCTAACCCCTGAGTTCGAACAACTCACTCGTGAGTACACCTTCATCAACACATACAAACAAGCATGGGAGGGTGCTCCATATGCTCCTACATTTGTCACAGTTGATGCTGTGGTTATTCAGTCTGGTCATATTCTTCTTGTTCGTCGTCGTGCTGAACCTGGTCGTGGCTTGTGGGCGCTTCCTGGAGGCTTCCTGGATCCGGCTGAAAGGATCAGACAAGCAGTCGTTCGAGAGTTGCGTGAAGAAACCAAGATTAAGGTTCCTGGACCGGTTCTGAGTGGATCGATCAAGGCACAAGACGTGTATGATCATCCTTCACGATCCCTTCGTGGTAGAACAATCACTCATGCATTTCTGATTGAACTACCTCCTGGCCCGTTGCCAAAAGTTAAGGGAAGCGATGATGCTGATAAAGCTCGCTGGGTTCCTTTGAGTACCTTCAAGAGTATGGAAGATCAGCTATTTGAAGATCACTTTCACATTATCAACGACATGATTGGAAAATTGTAAATGATGCCTTATAATGTTGTGGCAGAGCCACCGGAACAACCAACAATATACGCATATCCGTGGGAGGGTGTTCCTGTTGGTAACTACCACCTGCATACGCAAGGGTCTCATGGACCGGCAACGTTGCAGGTTGTTGTTGAGAGATCGCAACATGGCGAACTGTATGTTCGGTATATCAACAGTTCCGCACTAATAAGTCCGAGATCGCCACACACAATCACATCCCTGCGCGCGACGGACATTCTCCGGCCAAGAGGTAATGATGTCTAAGCCACAAACAAAAGACGGCATCAACTACATGATGCTCGGTTGCACTCTTCGTGTATTATCAATCGATGATAAAATCGAAAAGGGCGACTACATTCGTCCTACGACTGAGTCCCCGATGTATAGTGAGAGTGGCGGTTGGGATACGACATACAAAAACGATAAGTGGCGTGGTCCCATGTGGCATCGAGTAGATGAAGAACTCACATATTGGGTAGGGAAGACGTATCGTGACTACATCAAGCATATGTACGAGGAAGATTACGGGCATTATCCAATCGAAGAATTCATTGCGGACGAAATCGTGAGGGTCGTGGAATGAAAGTAATCAACCTCTTCGGTGGACCAGGTTCGGGCAAAAGCACAACTGCCGCTGGTTTGTTCTACAGAATGAAGCTAATGGGCTGCAAAGTCGAACTTGCAACCGAATATGCAAAGGACCTTGTTTATGCTGGTCAGCTTGGCACGATGTTGGAACAGCAGGAGTACATCTTCGCTGAACAGAACTGGCGGTTGCAGCGTCTGATTGAGCATGTTGATTGGGCAATCATCGATAGTCCAATTCTATTGTCTGCAATATATCCTCAGATGAACCAAAAGCAACACGGAACACGGCCATGGCCTGCACTGCCTGAGTTCACCAAGCTCGTCCATAAACAATTCCAGACGTACGACAATATAAACATCGTTTTAAACCGTCCAGAAGAATATCAGGAATGGGGCCGTGAAAGGTCTTTGGACGAGGCTACAGAAATTGATAATATGATTACCGCCACGTTAGACGCTGGTGGGTATGACTATGATACTTTTTACACCGGCCCTCTATTGGTTGAGGAGCTTTTGGTATTCTTGGAGAAAGAGCATGGACTTTGATATGGATAAGTTCAAACGGGAGTATGAGAAGCGCCTGGAAGAGGAAAAGGTTGCATGGGCGAACAACGAACTACCGCCGAACCCGTCAGTGCTGGATACTATGAAACACCAGCTCCGTAATGGAGAACTTCTCGTAGATTTCAACGGACATTTCTCTCAGAAAGAAGGCCCTGTTGCATTACCCGATACGACATTGGATTATGATCGGCCATGGAGCTGGATATACGATAAGCTATTGGATCCCATGTCTCTCTTTTTCTACGGGCATCGGGATGGTGAGGAAGTTCAGTTGCCCACCCTGATACGAACCGAGACGTGTGGTGAGTGTGGTGAACGTGTAGACATTTGGTGGACTGGTGAACTGTTCGAGTTAAAACCACACAACAAACAGCATGTGTACGTAGAAGATACTCCCGCTTGTTCCGAGTCAGGTGGTATCAAAGACTACACAGTTGAGATTGATGTTCCGAGTGGTCGATTGGTATTCGCCAATGATTTTCGCCCGTTCGTTCCGGAAGCGGACAAAGACCGATACGTCAACTACAGCAGCGAAATCAAGAAAACCGTACAAGACTATGCCGAATCGAACATGCTTCACGCGTTCGTAGGCAACTCATGTCCTGGCGTGTATGTGGACATGTTTGACATCATTACAGTAGGCAACCCAGGGTACGACGATGATGATAACCCTGTGTTGGATCTTGGGGATGATCGGGGCTCTATTTGCACCGATCTGTGGTGGTTCAGTGCAGCGGATTATGAGTATCTCAAGAACCGTGGTGCTGAGCAAGAAATCGATGACAAAACACTTGAGGATTGGATCGAGGTATCACTCAACGTCGAACCGGGACGATACCGCATGACTGTTCATGCTCGGCCGGCGGCTGATGGCAAACATTGGCAGACTGGAGAGCGGTTCGCAACGATTGCTAGAGTATAATACTAAATACTCACATGAAACTTCGTGATATTGTCAGAAAAGATCCAAAAGAACTGAAACGCAAATTCAAAGACGAAAAGCGTAAGAAGCGTGATGTTCCAGATGAGTGGCTAAACGTTCAAGGCGATGGTCTTGGCGATAATGCTATTCGTGGAATGAATGACAACGAAGGCTATATTCAGTGAGAACGCCAAAAAACGTGACTATGATAGAGCAATGGGAATTGTATAAGACCCTTGACGGTATGAAATGAATCGAGTATAAATATACTCAACAGCTGGCCAGGAACTGGTCACTAACTTAACCCCAACGAGGATAGACCTTCGCGGGATCACAAATTGACTTGGAGGATTTCCAATGAACGCACAAGCACTCAACACCAATCAAATCGACACTCTGCTGGACAGCATCATTGCTGACGTAGACAGTTATAAAGCATCTCACTGGTTGCAATACCCACCAGGAACCAAGCGAGTTTCTTCTTACATCGAAAGCCGTGGTGGCAAATACGACCGTACTGTTTTCTTCGGGCTGCAGATGTGGATCAAGAAGTATCTGAGCAAACCAATCACCCAGGAAGAAATCAATGCTGCTGAACTGATGTTCCAGTTGCACGGCGAACCATTCAACCGCGAAGGTTGGGAATACATCCTGACTGCTTACAATGGCTGGTTGCCCCTTGAAATCAGAGCGTTGCCTGAAGGCACCGTTGTCGGAACTCGAAACGTAATGGTTCAGGTTATTAACACCGATCCCGAAGCGTTTTGGCTGACCTCATACATCGAGACGTCAATTTTGCGGGCAATCTGGTATCCGGTAACTGTTGCTACCAATAGCTGGTCAAGCAAACAGGTTATTCGCCAGTACCTGAAAGAAACTGCAGATGAAGAAGCAATGGCTGGCCTGATGTTCAAACTGCATGATTTCGGCGCGCGCGGCGTAAGCTCAAAAGAAAGCGCAGGCATCGGTGGCGCCGCTCACCTGGTTAATTTCATGGGAACTGATACCATTACCGGTATGCTGTACAGCATGAAGTACTACAACGAAAGTGACGTGACTGCATTCTCCGTGCCTGCAGCAGAACACAGCTCAATTACCACCTGGACCAAAGACGGTGAACTGGACGCATACAAGAATATGTTAGAACAGTTCGCAGGTAAGTACCCTATCGTTGCGGTGGTGTCTGACAGCTACGACATCTTCAATGCGGTTGAAGAATATTGGGGCAAAGAGCTGAAGGCCCAAGTGATTAATTCTGGTTCTACGCTTGTTGTTCGCCCCGATAGTGGCGATCCGGCTGAAGTGGTTTGCAAGGTAGCAATGCTACTCGACGCAACGTTTGGCAGTACCGTGAATAGTAAAGGGTACAAAGTGCTGAACAATGTTCGCATACTGCAGGGTGATGGAATTACCACTGATAGCATTCGTGATATTCTGGCAGCGCTGCGTGGTTATGGTTTCAGTGCCGACAATGCGGTATTCGGTCAGGGCGGGGCTCTGCTGCAGCAAGTTAACCGCGATACGTTGAAGTTCGCGATGAAAGCAAGTTGGGCTGAGATCAATGGCAAAGATGTTGATGTATTCAAAGATCCTGTCACTGATTCCGGGAAGCGTAGTAAAAAGGGTCGGCTGGACCTGTACCGCGGTGATGATGGTGAGTACTATACTGGCCCTGAAGGACAAGATAATGGACTTCTGCAGACTGTTTGGAAAGATGGAGAACAGTTAGTAGATTGGACTTTCAGTGAAGTTCGAGCTCGAGTAGAAGAAACCACCAACTGGTAACGAAAAGAGGGGGCTTCGGCCCCCTCACCCTTTTCTCTCTTCTTGAAATCGAGTACGCTTTATTAATCTCCAGAAGGACAGCCTGGAGGCCTGTTGGAAACTGTATTTGAAAACGGAAAAATCGTTAAAGAATGGAGTTTCTCAGAAATTCGGGAACAGTCTGAACAGACAACTATTTTGTACGGAAACTAATATGACCAATTTGTGTTCATTGCTACTGGGTATTAATTATGCTTGACGTTTTTGTAAGTTCGCCCTACAGCGATCCTGACCAGAACGTAATAGAAGAACGGGTGAAAGTTGCGCAGCGTTATGTTGCGCAACTTGCCTCAAACGACATTCTTGCGTTCTCTGTTCTTGCGTATATTCATCCAATACTTAAAGATCACCCACTTCCAACCGATTATGAATTTTGGAAGGATCTTTGCGTTCGTGGCATGGAAATGTGTGAGGTGGTTCATGTTTTGTGCATTGAGGGGTGGGAAGATTCCGTTGGTGTTCAAGATGAAATAGAAATTGCACGGTCATTGAAAAAGAGAATTGTATATATCACGGATATTGATAACCCTTCTCTACTATAGAAAAATTGTGTATCATACGCTCTATAACTATCATAAGGAGCGATAATGAATAAAACCTTCACCCGTGAAACCATCGACGGTCGGCAATATCAATTTCTCACCCTGCCAGGATCAAACCTCTTCAAATTTGAAATCATTAACAAAATGGGCGCGCATGTCGAGCGTGCGGTATACGATATCACCGGGCGAAACGTATTCGGACTATCTCATCTTGTAGAACACCTCGGTTTCAGGTGTTGTAAAGACTACACTACCGATGAGCTGATGCAAGCTCTAAAGAAAGAAGGAACATACAACGCGTCCACGGATCACGAGCGTATCAACTACTGGTTTAAGACTACATCATCGCGGATGCGGACAGCTATTCGATTAGTGCTCAACTACGGCCTGAATGACCTATCTCTGTTAACAGACGAAGAATTTCAAACGGAAAAGAAAACCGTATACAATGAAGTAAAGCGGTATAATGACGATGATCAAACAATGTTCCATTTCAGTGTGATGCCTGCATTCTGCGGATACGATACTGAACATGACAATATTCTTGGTACGCCAGAGTCCGTCGACGCTACCACCCTGGAAGACGCTCAGATGATCAAAGCTATCTTTCTGACACAGGGTGATATGGTGTTCAACATCACATACGACCCGACTGTTTTAACTAAAGAAGAAATTACAGCAACGGTAGACGCGGAGCTCAGTCGATTCCCTGCGCCAGATAGCACTGAGTTGTGTAACCACATCGGAAAGGCGTATCGTGATTACATCTCCGAACCGACGATGCTAGATACCACAATCGATAATCCGTCCGAGCAGGTCATGACCGCTCTGCTTTTCGATACGATGGGTGACATTAATGTGGTGGCTGCTCGTGTAGGTAATCGATACTTGTCTAGTTTATCTCCAATATCAATGACCGATCTCATTCGTGAAAAGAATGGGTTAACTTATAGTCTGTGGTTGTACGATGACCAAATGGCATATAAACCATACGCGGTGTTCGGTTGCGATGTGACAAGGGGAACGGAAGAACGCATGATGGAGCTGCTTGAACAAGCAGTCGATGAAAGCGTGGACCGTTTCGACCGAGATGCATACGAAGATTTGATGGACATGATAACTCTGAAGCGTACTCTTGCTTTCGTCGATCAAGAACAGTATGATCGTATTTTCTGGACAGCTCTGTGGCATCCACAAGTGATTGACGTTGCCGCAGAAGAGTTCGCTGACGATATCGATTCTGGTTACCGAGCTCTGGATAGACGTCTTTCATCATATGATAATGTAAAAGCGTATATCGAAATGTTCCGTCATTGGGTCAAAAACAAAAAGTATGGCAAGTTGACTAATTTGGAGAACTAATGCATTTTCATATTTGTCCTGTAGAGATTGCTGCTTTCTTTAGCATCATTGAACACTTGCCTTATTATTGGCATGCCTTCAACTACCAGTTACGTGGAATGCTTCAGTGGACCGCATGATTTCATATGCTGGTATAGGCTCTCGAAAAGCTCCAAAGGAAGTGCTGGAGTGGATGACCGCCCTTGGTCAAGTTTTGTGTGGCATCCATTTCAAGTTTGTGCTGCGTAGTGGTGCTGCTGAAGGTGCTGACACTGCTTTTGAAAGAGGGTGTGATGTTGTGGAGGGGAGAAAGGAAATCTTTGTTCCCTGGAAGGGGTTTAATGATCATCCTTCTCCCTTCCATGTGATTACACCTGAAGCATTATCATTAGCGGAAGAAGTGTATGGCGATCGGTGGCAATATCTCAGTCAGGGTGCTAAGAAGTTAATGGCACGGAATTGTTATCAGGTGCTAGGTCAGACCCTTGATGATCCCGTGGACTTTGTTGTATGCTGGACTCCAGATGGCTGCGAAAGAGAAGCAGACCGCACCAGAATGACTGGCGGTACTGGCCAAGCGATAGCGTTGGCAGACCGGAATGGTATTCCTGTGTTTAATGTAGCTAATAGTGACAGTAAAGAAAGATTATTGATTCACGTGCATGAGAGGGTAATAGAAGATGAGTGAATGGAAGTGGACCGAAACAAGATACAAGGCAAGACCAGCAGTATTTCGTATTATCAAGGGGTCACCTCTTGACGTTGAAATAGGTGTAAACGAGCTCATTAAAGAAGGCTACGTTCTCAACGGCGAAATCATGGAGTACGTTATTCCAGCAACAAACAACAAAATCTTCGTTCAAGCGATGGTTAAGTACAAGGAACCAGAAAAGGCATGATCAAGCATCCAAAGTATCCAAGGGGTAACATTTACCTCTCGGGGGGAATGGAACATGCTATCGATTTAGGTGGCGAATGGCGGCTCGTGATTGCAGATGCATTGCGGGAGTTGGGTTACTTCCCTCTCGATATTACCGCTCTCGACAAAGCGTATGCTTCCGAACACGGAAAGCTATACATGGACTTTGGTGAGGACGACGAGCTCCTACGCAAAGCAAACATCCGTAAACACTTTGTCTTCACTGACCTCGAACTGCTTAAAAATGATACAGACGCTGTTATATTGTACTATGACGAAAGCGTCCGACGGGGAGCTGGAACAATATCTGAAGCACAATTTGCCTTTCTGTATGATATTCCTGTGTTTGTAGTATCGGCATGGGAGAATTGGCAGAAAGAAGTTCCCGGTTGGTTGCATGCATTATCTACGAAAATCTTTACTAACTTCGATGATTGCATGGAGTACATGGACAGGCTTCCAGAAGGAATCCTGAAACGCGACATCTACGGTAATCATCATGGTGGCGAGTACTATTTGTGTTCGCTGAGTGGTGAACCATTCAAGAAAGACAAACACCATTTCGTTTCTAAAGTTTCGCCCTTGTATAGTAAAGACAGTGTTAGGATAGTCAAGGAAGTACACGAAGACATGAAAGACCGTTATGAATTTTTCATCGAATATCTTGAAGCTCAAGCGTTGGAAGAAATGAAAGACGAGTAAGGGCTTCGGTCAGTAGGTAATTTATAGCACATAAACGCAATTTAAGAGGTAAACATGCCGTACATTAAACAAGACAAAAGGGACGTGCTCGATCCCGCAATCGAGCAGCTGCATCAAACACTCGTCGATATGGAGATTGATGATGATCAGAACAATATGGAAGGTAACATTAACTACGCAGTTACCCGTTTGCTGATGATGGTGTATGGTGATCGTGATTCAACTCGTTATACACAGATCAATGACGCACTGGGCGTTCTTGATGCTATAAGTAAAGAGTACTATCGGATTGTCGCAGCACCATATGAAGATCAAAAGCGATTTGAGAATGGTGATGTTACCCGCTTCCGTACTGAGCCAGAAGTGGTAGGAGCTGTGAACCTCGAAGTTCCTGGCGAGATTCTAGAACAGCTGCAGAATGACTGATAGTACGCCCAACATAATGTCTGATGGTCTGCCTTCGGAGTACCTGCTCAATAGCTATAACTATTTTCTCGAGCCGGTGCTTCTAAAGGACGGGAAGATGTTTATGTGGTACAGTATATGTAGTCATCATCAAGGACATTACCCCGGTTGCGATATGTGTCAAGCGGGGAGTTGGCAAGAAATTGAGCGCGTAATATCTGACGAAGAGCGCGAATACTTTGAACAATTAAGAAAGGAACAGGAGAAAGAATAGTGCCTCGCTACATACGTGAGCCAAAAGATGAGATTGATCATCAGTTAATTAAACAGGGATGGGAGATGGTTGGCATCAACGGCTGGACTCATCCTGAAATCATTTCTGGTTATGTTACGCGCGAAAAGGCTCTGACCATTGACATGAGCCATTACCACCCGATTGCTCGTGAACACGAAAAAATGCTCAACTTCCTGTATAGCGTTGCATCAGCTAAGCCTATCGATCAGGATACTACCGAGGCTGCATTCGAGCTTCTTGCTGAGATGGGTTACGAAAAGTACGGTATCGGATAATGATTGAATACGTCCACAAAGATATTACTACAGTGACCATGGGCGTAATAGCTCATGGTGTTAACTGTCAACATGCAATGGGTTCTGGCGTGGCTAAAGCCATTAAAGAGAAGTGGCCAATCGTCTACGACCGTTACATGAACGCACCGAAAGGTAAAGCAATGTTAAGTTCCTGCCACGTCATCAACGTCGGAATGGGAGATGAACTATTCGTTGCTAATTGCTACACGCAGGTGTTTTACGGAAAAAACGGTCGATTCGCTGATCCTAAGGCTATTGAATTGTCTTTGTGGGATGCATATGCGTGGGCAGATATGTACCACCTTCCACTATACATCCCCAAAATTGGTGCAGGACTGGGTGGGCTTGACTGGGAAAAAGAAGTCGAGCCGATTATTAAGTTTGCGGACAGCAAGTGGTCTAGGGTTAATACATACGTATGTGAATGGCCCTGAGGTAAAAATATGAACAATCAAATTCTTAATGATAATACAGTGATCTATTATGTTGTCCGAGTAAATGGACAGAACATGACAATTCCGTTTAATTCAATGCAGTTAGCTGAAACTGAAAAAATGAAGCTAGCTCCTGAGCTACAAGCAATTGCAGAAGTCGTGCCTGTAACTGCAGAGGGTAAGGAACTGCTGTTGGGATGAGTGCTGTAGACTTTGATGAATGTGACTGCATGTGTCATGTTCAAGAAGGCGTAATGCACATTATGGCGTGTTGTCATCAATGTCCTATATGCCATAAAAATATCAAACCGTTTGTGTTTGATGATCACGTACAGCGTTGCGAAAAGCGCAAAGATGACCTCGATAAGTTAATTAGCGAATGTACAGATGCTGGTTGTTAAGGAACCGACGTCTATATAGCCAGGACATTAACTTTTAGGTACTCTTAATGCAAGGACGTGACATTTTTCTTGACGAATTAATTGATAAAATCGACTCCATGATCCAATCTATCGAGGATAGAGAGATGATGGAAGAGGATCTTTCAATCGCTCGAGAGCTTGCTGAACAGCTAAAGGACGAGGTACAATCCCTCCAAGAATAACTGGAGGGCCTCATGGGCGGCTACGCAACAAAAGAAGCAGGAACAACTCCTGTATCAATATCAAAAATTCCAAATGTAATCGAAACGGTTTCTCACTTTTCTTCCGTTCCTGTTGTGGATTTGCATCCACTGGGGTCTACGGGGAAAGCTCCATGGTCTAATGATATTGATCTTGCGGTAGATTTGAACACATACCATCCTGACATGGTGAAGGAGAGTATGTCCTTTGCTGGTCCATATATCCTAGAATTTAAAGATATGCCAGGATTGGGTGTTCAATCGTATGCTATTGACATTGACGGCCAAGCTGTTCAAGTGGACCTGATGTTCACTGATAATATCGAATGGGCTAATTTTGCTTATTGGTCACCAGCAGCTTCTGATAGTGACTACAAAGGTGCTGTCCGTACGATGTTGTTAATGGGGGTGGCTGCACAAGTGAACCAAGAGGGAGTTGATTATTTTGGATACAACTGGGTAGATCGAAATAATCCAATTCTGACTGTTCGTATTGGCCGAACGTTTGACTTAAACAAAGGATTGCGTCGAATTTACCAATATCGTCCCGAACGCAAGGATGGATCTGGGTACCTCAAAACCCTGAAGACTTCCACACTAAACGATATTAAAGAAAAGTTCCCCTTAACGCGTGATGTTATTGATGATGATATTGTCATCAACGATCCTCGCACAGCACTGGCACTAATGTTCGGCTGTCCGACAGATCCCTGCGAGGTTGAAGACGCTGAAAGCGTGATACGCTTGATTCACCGGCGGTTTGATAGTGCTGATCAGGAAAAAATATTCAAAAAAGCAGCGGAACGCGCCAAGTCAGTTGTCGGAAAGATGAAACTTCCACGAGAAATCACTCAGTTCTTGTAACATTCCCTATAAATACTGCCAACGAAACCCTTTCGCTATTTTGCGTGGGTACTAAATACCAGAACACAATATCTCTGGAGTTGATCAATGGCAAAAGATAAAATGGGAGCATGCATGAGCGAATGGAAGGATAAGCATCCTCGCGGTCGTGCAAACAAACGTATGAACAAGAAAGATGCACACAACCAAGCAATTGCTGCTTGCCTTCAAAAGACTAACGAAGGTCTGACATTCAAAAACTTCTTCATGACTGAGCAGAATGGTGTAGATGTTCGCGAATACATTCGCAGTCTTCCAATGTATCAAGAATTAGTCAAAGACCCACAACACAAACCTGCAGCTCTTAAACTCGCTCGTTCTTTCCTGGATGAGTTTGGTTCAGAAGGTGCAAACCAACAGATTCAATCATATATTGCCGACGAGTTCGATTCGCTGTATAGCGGAACGATTGGCAAGATGGGTTCTATGGTTGGTGATTGGAAAGGCGAAGAAGAGTATAAGCGCCGAGCTCAGGAAGAAAAAGATATTGAGTCTGCTGTGAACAAGTGGGAACAGACCACTGGAATGGATGCAGAAACTGGAGCTGAGAAAGCTCCACACGATGCCCGTGGCCGCTTGCGTCATGGAGCTCGGTCTGGAATGGAATTCCGACCAGAGATCAAATCCGCTCGAATTGCTCGCGAACTGCGTGGACACGGAGATACTCGTCCAGAAATCCAACAGCGTGCTCAGGCCCGCCCTGCTGGCGAACATGCTTACCAGGGTGGTGAAAGTAAAGCACAACGTGCAGCTGCTCTAGTTTCTGCTGGCATTCAGCAAGGTTTAGCTCCTCGTGAGATCAAAGCTCAGCTTCGCAACGAGCTTGATATGACAGCTGCTGGTGCGAATACGTACTATTACAAGTACAAAGCTCAGGCGTTAGCTAACCCTAACCAATAATGAAACACTTTCTAGCAACAATTCTGCTGCTGTTTTCTTTTACGGCAGTAGCAGAAGAAAGTCTCATCGTCCCTATCCTTGAAGTGTATGATGGGGATACTGTAAAAACAAGGTTAACTCTTCCTAATCCATTAGATGTCGTCAGTGTTCGCATATATGGCATTGACACTCCTGAAATGCCAGCAGCAAGTTATGCAGAAACTGGAAAGCTCAGCAGAGCTCAGTGTATCAAAGAAGCTGAACTAGCACTCGCCGCCACCGCATACTTGAAGCAATTGATTAAAGACAACGGCAATATGTTGAGCTTAAAAGGCTACAGCTGGGATAAGTATGGTGGTCGTGTTCTCGCAGATGCGTATGTTATTAACATAGAAACTGGTGTAGAAGTAAATGTCGCTGATAAAATGATTCAGGAAGGTCTCGCAGTCGAGTACTTCGGCGGAACTAAAACCAAAAACTGGTGCGAATAATTATCCTATAATCGTTGCAATCACCCTAAATACCCCGTATACTATCTTGATGGATATATTGGGAGATTGTTCAATGAGCGGTTTTACTTCGTTGTGGGTTGACGATGTTCGACCTATTCCTGTCAGCTATGGCCCGGAGTGGTGTTCTGCTCGCAGCGCGTGGGAAGCTCTTCTCAAACTCGAATTAATCGAATTCGAAGTCGTTTCACTTGATCATGACCTGGCGTCGTTTGTCGGCAATAAAGAGCTGACCGGCTACGATATTCTTATGTGGATGATTGACCGCAAAGTAAATGAACTCGGCCCCGTTCCTAAAGAGGTTTACGTTCACAGCGCGAACCCCGTTGGCGTTGAACGCATGGAATCTATGATTGCCCGCTATTGGTAAGTTGTATATAATGCCTAAATGGCACAAGAAACAACTATAACACCACCAAAATACACAGAAGGACCACTCACTGGTAGTTTAGTCCTTACATGCGAGGGAGAAGCTCTTCGTCGTATTACTCCTGATGAAATTGCTCTCGATTTTAGACGAGCATTGCTCCGTATGAATGAAAAATCATGCGAGTGGTATATTGAAAGATATAGTGGAAAACGCAACAGGTTCGTTCCTGCAGTACGTGACCGACTCCGAGATATTCGTCGCGCTAAGAAAGACGTTGAACGACAAAAGAAATCAATTGACGAATATCTAAGGAAGGAAGAAGACTTTCAATCATCTTTCCGTAAGTTCCATACTAAACTGAAGCACATTCATCGATATACAGTAATGTGCTCAACGGGTTTATTGAAAATGGATTCCAACACAGAAGAATATAGGAATGATATCGATGTTGCTATTCGCAACATTGGCAACATGATTCACGATCTTGTTAAAGTGTACACAGGATTAATGTCATTCGATGCGTGGGTTCGTAAACGTGCCGACGGTTCATATGATCCTACGTTTGAACATTATTATCCTCGCTCTGTGATTGGAGGCGAAGATATCATTGCTCAAGCAATGATAATGATCAAAAAGAATGGTGGGATTGAGTTGAAAGACATGCTCAGAACCATATACGAGTGTTCGCAGGGGAATAAAACCACTGCTGATGAAAATAGAGTGGTTCTTCCTCCGTTTCAGAAACATGATACGTTCACCTGTCCCGAAGATTCATATGACTGGGGCAATATAACTCTGGTTCGGGAGCAGGAATTTACTATTCCTCGGGTGTGGTTGGAAATTCAGAATGTCTACAATATCGCACTTCCGTCAATTCCAGATTTCCGTAACGTGATTACCACAGAAGAAGCCGAAGAGATGTTGACCCAAATGGGGTAATTGCATATAATGACGTAAGTTTATTGAGAGGAGACGACCATGTCATTAGACCAATACGTAAATGCATCAAACTGGCCCACTGACCTCGAGGAAGCAAAAACGTTCGCGCGTGAAGCTATCGAACAGTTCAAGTGGAAAGAAAAGGTTCCTGGTTTTCTACGCCAGGTCGACAAAGCAACCACCGTTGCGCGTCTCCAAGAAATTGTTATCTACCCTCTGATGAGTGGCGAAGGATTAAAGGTCATTAAGTGACAATCAAGTTTTACATTGTTGGCGGCTATGTGCGCGATAGAGTTCTTGGTCGTGAAGCTAAAGATCATGATTTCGTCGTGACCGGCGCTACCGCGGTAGACATGAAAACGCTGGGGTATATTCCTATCGAAGCTCAAGCGTTCCCTGTTTTTCATCATCCAAAGACACGTGACGAATACGCTCTTGCTCGGACTGAAAAGAAGACTGGTGAAGGCTATCACGGTTTCGAAGTGTACAGCGATCCGGAGATCACGATCGAAGAAGATCTGCTCCGTCGTGACCTGACGTGCAATGCCATGGCGCGCGAAGTTCTGAGTTGGAACGAGGCTGGTTTCGCAAAGCTGTCTGATGAAATCATCGATCCTTATGGTGGTGTTGAGGACCTTCGTAATGGAGTTCTTCGGCACGTGTCAGATGCGTTTGCTGAAGATCCAGTCCGTGTTCTACGTGTTGCTCGATTCGCTGCTAGGTACAATTTTAGCGTCGCTCCTGAGACGATGGACCTGATGCGTTCGTTGGTTAAATCAGGTGAGCTTGATCACCTAACCGAAGAACGGGTATGGAAAGAGCTTGAGGGTGCACTAACGGCTGAACAACCAACCAAGTTCTTCTGGACTTTGGAGGCATGCGGCGCGAAGGACGTATTGTTTCCGGAACTCGGTCGGTCGTTGATTCACTCTGGATATGGATTGTCTCGTGCAGCGTTGCGTAACGCTGATATGTTTGTTCGGTACATGCTACTGACGTCATTGGTCGATCTGGATAAAGCAGATGAGTTCTATGTTCGGTTGAAAGCACCTAACGATATCCAGCGGCTGGCAACGAAGTTTAACAGGTTGCTGCGTTACTTGAAAGATCGTGCTGCTGAACAACATGATCCAGAGAAGGTACTGAAAGCACTCCACATGCTTGATGCATTCAGACGTCCGGATGATATGGTTGAATTGAGTTCAGCGTTGGGGTTTGCTAGTTTTGATAGTAGGATTGAGTCAGGGATGGATGCCCTACTAACGGCGTTTAGGGAAGCGAGGAAAGTGTCTTTTGCAACCCTAACTGTCGAGCAACAAGCCGTTCTCAAGGGCGAGCAGATAGGGCTCGCAATAGACCAAACACGCCTTGAAAAAATAAAGGAGGTGGTGTAATAAAAGGGGGCTTCGGCCCCCTTTTCTCGTTCTAAATACTATCATGAATGAGAAAGACGCTACCATCCAAAAAGTGCTCGCGGAGCTTGGGTTAAAAGAAGAACCTGAGCTATCGCCAGAGCAAGAAGAACTGCTTAAAACTGCGCTTGATCCAGAACTCCAGCGTTTAGCCAGCATTGAGAAACTTTTCAAGCAAAACCCTTGATTTCGGTTTCTATCACCCGTATACTCCTCCCTGTCGCTTAAATTTTGGCTAACCCTTTTAGGAGAAATTGAACATGATCTGGATTGTATTTGCAGTCGTTATGATTGCTGGTATCATTGGTATCAGTATTTTTAAATCCCAGCACGCAGCGAAACTTGAACGCATGCGCATCAACGCGAAAGCAAAAAACGTTGATGAAGCTGACATTGAACGGCTGATGGAAGCAGAAGCATTCCCGGTTCCAACCGCCGTTCGAACTGGACTGGTGGTGTTGACCATCACGTTTCTCGGCCTTGGGCTGTTTAACAAAATCTTCTTTTACGCTGAACCCGGTTACGTATATCACGTTCGTACCATTATGGGTGAAGAACGCGTAATCGATGATGTTGGTTATGCGTACCATCTGTTTGGCCGCATCAACCCATGGAAAAAGGCTATGTCTGTTCAGGCAGTTCCTTACACCGACAAAGACGGTGATGGACGCCCTGATCTGGAAACTGGTGAAGATGGCACCGAAGGCTCGACATCTGCTAACCTTCAAGGACTGAGCGTCGTCATGTTGGACCAGGTGGATTCGAAAATCTTCGCGACGGTTCGTTATCGTATTCCGGTTGACCGTGAGTCGTTCCTGACAATGGCACACGAATATCGTACCCCTGAAAACCTGCTGAACACCGCTCTGGTTCCTGCGTTCAAAGAAACTCTGCAGGCCACCGGTTCGTTGATGGCAGCTGAAGAGTACTACAGCGGTCGTCGTACGGAGTTCAACGCTGAGTTCGAAAACCAGATGCAGAACGGCATCTACCTCGTCACTCGCCATCAGATTAAAGTTGCCGATCCTACTGCTCAGGCAAAAGGCACCGCTGCTGCTGACCTCGGAACTGACCAAGGCGATTTCGGTGAAGCGATGAAGACGAAGTGGGTTGTTGAGAAAAAACTTCGTGCAGATGGTACGTACGAACGCAAAGAGCAGAAGTTCACCGACTACGGTATCCAGGTGATTGAAGCTCGCGTTACTGATCTCGTCCCGAACCAGAAGTTCGTTGAGCGTATGCAGTTGAAACAGCAGGCTGCCGCTGACCGTGCAATCGCACAGGAAAAGCGTGTTCAGGAAGAAGAACAGCGGTTGCTGGCAATCGCCAAGGGTGATCGTGAGGTTGCTGAAGAGCAAGCCACCGCAAAAAAGGTTCAGATCAAGGCAACGACCGAAGCTGAAACTGAAAAACGGTTGGCTCTGATTGCTGCCAATAAGCAGTTGGAACAGGCTGAGATCGACAAGCAGACCGCTCAGGTACAGAAGGAAAAAGCCGACATCGATGCTGAGCGTATCAAAGTACTGGCTGACGCCGACAAGTACGAACGTGAAGCACGCATCGCTGGTGACAACGCTTTGCAGCAGAAACTGGATGCTGAAATCGAGATCCAGAAAGTATGGGCAGACGCATTCGCCAACCGTAAAGTACCTGCTCAGGTGTTCGTAACTGGCGGCTCTGCTGATGGTGTTCCGACCGGCGAAAATAGTGAGGTATCCAACTTCATGAACATTATGACGATGGACGCCGCAAAACGCCTGAACTATGACCGTGGGATTCCCACTGCTGGTAAGTAGTAATAACTAGCGCAACGCTGGTGCAAAAAGGCCGCCTTCGGGCGGCCTTTTTTATTGTCTTTTATAAATACAAAAAACACTGGAGAAATTGTTATGGCTAGTCCTGTAAGTTACGGTTTTGAACCCAATGCAGAGGTTTATGTTATCCACAAATGTGATAGTAAACCGTATGTAACACATGGTGTCGTTCTTCGCGTTCGTATTGACGTGCTCGTGACCGCAACCACCATTAAGTATGATATTCGTCTTGCTGGAAACGCCGGAACGGTAGAATTTGCTGAGTCAAATGTGTTTGTTGATAAAGCAGCCGCTCTAGTGGAATATGATACCAGGGTAGCGTAATGAAAATTTCAACGTTACTAGAAGTTCAGGCGGAGTTCATTCCTCGCGATCGTTCCAAGAACACCGCGGATGGTATTGCTCGCCAGTTTATCAATGCAGCACAATACAAAGCCAGAGGTAATCCAAAAGCAACTCGTGAACTAGCTCAGAAGCTAGCGAACCGGTTCCACTCGGATGTGCTCGCTGCTATTGATCAAGAAATGAATTACACACAGATGAAGGATTTTAACGAGGTAGCGTAATGAGATTTGCTGAATACCTTCTTATTGAGAGTGCCCAAGGCATGCTAAAGAACCTGGCAGATGAGATCATTGATCAGTTTGCTGAAGAGGGTCGCTGGAACGACGATGAAATGCTCCGTGTAGCTAAAATGCGTCTCGAACAACTACCTGAGTTCAAAAACCAACCAAGAAAAATTGAAGCGGCACTCGCTGCTATTAGCCATTACCTGACCGCACAATGAAATTATTTGAAGTCATAAAACCAGTTCCCGTCCGTCTGTTAACGGAAGGTTATACCTTTTCGCAGAACGCCGATGGAAAGTTTGTATTGGGGTACGATTCATCTACACCAGGCCAAAATGATGAGATTATGACTAAGCGGATGAGTGGCTTAAAATCAAAGAAGGTTGGCAACCGAATAAAGATTGAAGCCCCACGTAATGTTGGTACAGGTAACTTTGATGTATTCTCTCGGAAGGAACAAGACGAATTCCGACCACACTACAACAAGGACACTTTTCAAACATCAGTGCCGACATTTTACGGAATGTCGCTCGATCCGGGCGGTTCGCGGTCAGCAGAACGCGAACAATATAACAGAATACTTGATGCTCTGAAGGGACGTAATGGTCATAGTACTACGCCCGAAGCAATGGAGCAGATGCTGCAACAGTCTGCCAAATCTGTCATGAGGCAGATTGAAGGCTCTAACTTTAGGGATATGGAACGATCAGATAACATCATAATTATTCCAATACCATCGTCGTCAGAGCTGCCGGGAAAATTTGCGAATGCAATCTCTAGCGAGTTGGGGGCACGAGGCAAAGTAGCGAGCGTTCATGATATACTGGAACAAAATCTTGATTACAAGATGGGTATAGCTGGTGGTAAGGATATGAATCCTGATAAGTTGGTCAATCTATACAAAAACCTCATTGATGAATACCAATCTGGCGGTCGCTCTGAAGAGCAGGTTCTAGCATTCATTGAACGCGCACAGGCGTTTTTAGACAAGAAGATCAACGATCCCCAAACTCCTGAACAGGATGTGAAACTATACCAGGCCGATCTAGCCTTCCTGCAGAAAACGGAAGAACAGTTTTATGATGTAGCTGGCCAACCGGTATCGGATGACGCGAAACAACGTAAGGTTCACAGCTTGCATGGTGGCATCCGTCGCCACATATATGACCGTGTTAAAATCAAAAAGGGCGCAAAAGCACCAAAGCGAACCAACAACACAATATACGTTCTTGCTGATGATAACGTTGACCAAGGACGAACAATCATAGATGTTTATCGTTACTTGTACAAGGCAGGGCTGTTCAATCAACCCGGAACAAAAGTGATTGGAGCCGTCATGCACAAGCTCGGTGCGGATAATAAGCGGTAAATCAACGAGTTATAAAACTGTTGACTTAACTACTAAATAAACTTACAATGTGTCTAACTTAATGAGCACTAATTACTAGGAAACACAACAATGTTCACAATCGTAACCACAATTAAAAACGCGAAGGCAGTAGCAAATATTAATGCTACACAGCGCGATGGGGTTTCGATTGAAGGACCTGGCTTGTAAGAACAAACAGAAGCCAAAGTTTCAAGAAAAGCCCCAAGCGAAAGCAAGGGGCTTTTTTATTGCGTGAGTGAAAAGATATGGCACAAGTAAAAGTTAATTATGATACGTGGGGCGGGGTATCTCGATACGCTGACCCAGATGATGAGTGGGATCGAGATGACACATGGGCAGAGCATAGTGTTCGCTCGGTGACTCAGGTAGGCGACAAAGATTATTATGATCTGTCTACAGAGTTTGAATTAGACCCTTCTCGTAACTATCATTTGGTTCATGCTGTTTACTCGACTGGCGATAGCTTTGGACACGACGAAGGACAGTTAGAATTCATAGGTCTGTATTCGGACCTAGAAGTCGCAAAGGAAAATGTGCGACGTTTAGAGGCTCATAATGACCTCTATGAGAAGTTGAATCGACGCTCCTATTATGGAGTTTCGAAGAAGGAACAAGCTGAACTGAAGAAGTTGGAAAAGACTTTCGAACCTTACACAGTTCGGTTAGTTCTGGAAGATGGACGAGAGTATGACGTTCATGTTCCATGGCACGGTTACTTTGAAAATTTAACCAGTGTCAATCTCAACACAGTAGTTGTTGAGTAATCATACAAACGTGGGATGCGGAACGAGCCTGCTAGTCCACGCTAAAAACTGAAGGGGCGGCCTCGGTGATGTAACAAAATCCGAGCGACAAAGAAAACCTTGGTGTCGAGGGTAACGACACCATTATAGCTCTCTAGCTCATGGTAGGTAGAGCACTCGACCGATAATCGAGAGGTGGCCAGTTCGACCCTGGCGAGAGCTACCAATTTATTCCGGTATGGTCAATGGAGAAACCAACTCGGCTGTTAACCGAGGTGTAGAGAGGTTCGATCCCTCTTACCGGAGCCAGTTTGTGGTATTGCCCAATTCCATCTGAGGATGTGTTAGTAGGACGCCAATCCAAAATCACGTCCAATAAAGAGACTATGGGCCTTCTGGTTCTTGGCGGAACCGGACAGATTTATTGTGTTGTAAGACTCAAAGGCGAAAGGTTATTAGTAACATACTATAGGCTGTCAAAACGCATCACAGTTCGAAATGATGATGCGTGGATGCTTCCATTCGATCGTACAAGCCGAAAAGACAGATGAACATGAAACGAAAGCTGATTAGTCGTGGCAGAGCTCCCGAACGACGGGCCGTCATTTGAAAGCGGGGAGTGTAGGTTCGAGCCCTACCGACACAGCCAAACAATATGGGGAATGGGTCTGCCAGGGGTGGACACTCGGCTTGCACCCGAGAAATCAGATCGGTTCGAGTCCGATATTCTCCACCAAATTATGCGTCCGTAGTGTAAAGGCATTGCACACCTGGCTTTTAACCAGATCGGAGTTGGTTCGATTCCAACCGGGCGTACCAAACAATGGGTCGTTAGTTCAATGGCTAGAACACCGGACTTTTAATCCGGCAGATCTGGGTTCGAGTCCCAGGCGGCCTACCAATTACAACCCAACAACAGGAGAACGAAAATGGGGTAACTAAAGACTTGAGGGCACAATTCCTCACAGACACAGATCATACTGGACGCCACATTGTGGTATCGATCCGAACGGGCAAGCAGTACTATGTTGAGCCTATCGGCAAACCGCACACCAAGTGGGGGAGTATTGATCCAGCAACTGGCGCCTTGATGAACAAAAAAGGCGCCGGAAAGTATGAAGGTTCAATCAACGAGGACGAAAGCCTAATCACCGAAGAGAATGGCTTTAAGAACATCAAAATGTTTGAGCCAGGGCAAAGTCCTTATGCATACATTGAGGAAGTTGATGCTCAATACCCTGACAAAGAATAATGAGGCGTGTGAGTACTCCCGAACGGAGCAGCGACGGACTAAGATCGGCTGCTCCTAGTAGACGCCTCACCAAACAACTAACCTCATAGGAGGGAAGGAGATGAAACACGTTAATGAAGTTGCTAGCTGATCGCCAGCTAGCAAGCCTAGCTGGCATGGGAATCAAATGATTAACCAGCTAGGAGAAATAAGATGCCTGCGAGACATGATAGAAAGAAAGTACATCATGGTCGGAGGAAGCGTGGTTCTCGATATCGTAAGATGATGAGAAGAATGCGACTGAAGCAGAAGCTCCGTAAGACAAACATGGGGCGTAAGCTATCAGGTAGTAAACTCAAGCGGTATATTCGCCGCATGAAGCTACGCTCTTCGATTAGAAGAATTAGATAATATCTATCCCAGTCTTTAGACATTGGTCCTGGGTATCAAAGACCAACAGTATGGGGCCTTAGCTCAGATGGGAGAGCGCTACAATGGCATTGTAGAGGTCGCGAGTTCGATCCTCGCAGGCTCCACCAAATTATGGGAGTGTCGTACAAATAGGCTAGTACCCCGGACTCTTAATCCGGCTGATCAGGGTTCGAATCCCTGTGCTCCCACCAAAAGACGCTAACAGCAATTTTATACACCAGACCGTTAATCTGAAAAGTAAAATGCGTCTTGATTTCGCCCTGTAAACTTTGATGGTGAAGCCGACCCTTGTAACGTCGCGGAAGTCAGTTCGAATCTGGCACAGGGCTCCAACTACAACAATAGGAGATAGAGATGTCATTCGCATTCGATAAAGAAAAACAATTGCACTACTTTGACAATCTGATAACGAACGAAGGTGAACGCATCTATGTTGATCCTGAAATCTACCAATCGTATCAGAAAGCGTTGGCTACTGGAGAAACGGAAGGCGATGCTCGGACAGGAGCGTTGTTGCTACAAGCCTTGAGCCTAGCTGAACGAGCAGCTACATCCGTTAAGGAACTGTTCGGAAAACACCAAGCAGCACAATTTGATCGTGCAATGGAGGTTGTTGATGAAACGCGCGATTAAGATTGAGGGTACAGGCGAAGAGCTCATACTCTCTAAAGCGACTGCTGTTAAGACGAGCAAGCGAATGATCCACCTTGATGAGTTGCCAGATGGTACTTGGAGGTTGATTTATAACGGGAACATGATTCCCGATTTCACTAAGGTGGAGGCTCTGAGAGTTATCCGCGAAGATTGAGAGGATAACGAAATGACTCAGCGCCAAGCAAACCTAGGAGAGTAAGTAAAAAGTTCAGACGGATGTGCGAAGTGTACAAATACTTTTCGCGTAGTTGGTTAGAGTGCTCTGATTACAGCGAAGAGAGTATGTTGGAGCTGTTCTTGTCTGAAAGTTATGGTGATGTTCACTGCAAACCATCCAACGGTTATTACATAGGAAAGAAAATGCTAAACGTAACCGTTGCGATGTGGAAAGAAGACATTGAGCGCGGGTTGCTTTTTAAGCGCGAACTGTATGATGATAACGATCTACCAGATTGGTGGTTGGACAAAGTACTGAAAAATATAGCTCCTTAGCTGAGGGGATTAGCATCGCCCTTACAAGGCGAAGACACTGGTTCGATTCCAGTAGGAGCTACCAAACGTAGGGCAGCTGAACGGAGCGTAAGTCCCGCGAGTTGACTTACCCTATAAAATATATTATTATGGGGTAACTATTTTATTCCTGTGTAACTCAGTTGGTAGAGTGGTCGACTGTTAATCGACTTGTCGGAGGTTCGAGCCCTCCCGCAGGAGCCAAATTCATTAACCACATACGAGGATATGTGAGATGTTTGCATGGATATTTGTTGCACTACTGACCGTTCTTCTGTTCGTCAGAGCAAAGAGCAAGATCAACTCAACGTATACTGCCGGTGGAGCATCCGTAGGCCCAAAAGACCTTGAGGTCTGGTGGCATTATGGTGTCGCCACAGGCTGGAGTCTTGTAGCTGCTTTGGCAGTAGCAATCTTTCAGTGAATGTTCGCAGAAAGCTGAGGAAACCATATAGGCCCGACCGTACTTGGTATTGGGGTGTGATGGATGGTTATGGTAGAGTGTTTGGATGGGTTCGTAGTGAAATCTGCCCTCATCTGACTATAAAAAAACATAGTCCCTGTGATGGATATGTTGGGTGGGATCCTGATCGTAACCGATTCGTTGTTCGTCCAGCATGTGACTTTGGACCACGATTAGGTTGGAGGAAAGAGGTATATGGCCCTAAGCATAGACCTAACATTAGAACGAAACTTCAGCAACGAAAATTCCGTCGTCCTTCTTTGGATCGCTTTTGTTGCGGTAAACCTTCTTGATTTTATATCGACCGTAAGCAATGTTGCAACATACGGTGCGGCAGTTGAAATGAACCCATTTATTCGTCCTGTGATTGAATATGGTGGCACTGTCGGATTAGCAACATACAAACTAACTGCATTTGCTATTCTTTCGGTTATCCTTTTTCGGTGGATCACATACCAAATGCTGATAGTGTTAAATGTTGTATTTTTGGCAATAGTATATGGTAATGTATACTTACATTAGGCCTGTAGCTCAGTTGGTTAGAGCGCACCCCTGATAAGGGTGAGGTCGGCAGTTCAAGTCTGCCCTGGCCTACCAAATCTTGGAGATGGTGATGACGGACAAGACGAAAGGAATAACGAGGATCAATGACATCACTGCCGATTGGGTGAAGACAAACTTCGACATTGATAAGGAACGAAACTCGATAACTCAGCAACTAACATCCACTCGTGCGGACTACATCGCTAACCTCGACTCTGGTCTTGATTCGGGGTTGTCGATCGACGCGTTGCTGACAGAAGTTAACAAGTGGTTCGACGAACAAACCGAAGAGTTCGACCTTCCTCGCGACGCTCGTCGTATGATCCGTAGGGGAGAAGATAGTGACTATTACAGTTGTGATTCGTCCGTAACACACTATCTTGAAGTATACCTCGAGGCGGATATACCTGAAACAGACGCGCAAGTAATCACTCGGATCAAGAAGCGTGAGCAAGCAAAGGTGCGTCGGCGCAACGAAAAAGCAAAGAAGGCGAAAGCTGAAGAGAAGAAGATTCTCGATGAAAAGAAGCTCCTCAAAGATCTGATGAAAAAGTACAAAGACGAATTATAGGACCGTAGCTCAGTTGGTCAGAGCGCCGCAGCGACATTGCGGAGGTCGAGGGCTCGACTCCCTCCGGTCCTACCAAATTTGCTCCCTAAGCATTGTCGGTGATGCACGGCATTCGTAATGCTGAGAGGTCGGTTCGATTCCGGCAGGGAGCTCCAAACTAAATAGTTTCATGCTACCGTAGCTCAGCAGGTAGAGCACACCCTTGGTAAGGGTGAGGTCACCGGTTCGATTCCGGTCGGTAGCTCCAAACTGCCACCATAAATAGGCAATAAACAATTTGATTGGAGAGATTTGTTATGCCGTATTTGGTGATGGGGTACACACAAGGAACCGGTTCAAACATCTGGACCACGTTATATACCGTTGCTAATGACCTTAGCAACATGGCTGCTGTTCCGGGTAATCCAGCAGGAAACCTAACCACGACAACAGATGGGAATGGTACGTGGATTGATCATTATTATGGCACGGGAACGGCGCGAACGCAAAAACTCGATACGTGGACGTTTTACCGAAACACGTACTACAGAATCACACTCAGAACAGCAAACGCAGATTACCTTGCTAACTATCTGAATTACGTCATTATCGGTCCATTCCAAATTCGCGGATACCGCGACGGTGATGATTGGGTTACGCTTAGACATACAGATGATGCGTGGGATAATAGCTACGTTAACGCAATTGTCGGAAATACACGAGATGCTTACGCCGAATGGGAGATTCTGTACTCACCGATCGATGCGTCAACGGCCCAGCTGACAGTGAATAAGAACGGTTCTCCGTTCGGTTCTCGTGTTGTAGACCACTCTGACTACGCACTTGATGGAAGTACGTGGCAAACATTGCGATTAGATATTAACAATGACCGCCATCGCGTCGGTGATGTTACGGTAGAGTATCATAACTGATAGTTGACAAACACTGAGGTTTTCTTTATCATATACGTATTGCTGACATATCCTACATGACCGCGATACGGGTGCGGGCACAGGTGCTGCAACACACTACGGCAAATTTCCCTACAGCCCTTGGATAAGGCTGGTGTCAGCTTTCGAATTGACCCGTCCACCCGACCTGCGGACGCAAATAAGATGGTCGACGTTACTTGTCAGACGGTTGAAGAGTGACATGCGCGCCCCCATGGCGCGAATCCAAGTAATGGGATGAGCATTAACGAGGTACTCTATTAGACGCGTGAGGTCGTTAGTGCAAAGAGAGTGGGGACGGTCATAGACCCACTCTTCATGGGGCGGTAGCTCAGCCGGGAGAGCGATGCCCTTGCTAAGGATCTTCCTTGGTGAGGGTTTTTAGCAAGGCATAGGTCGGGAGTTCGATCCTCCCTCGCTCCACCAAATTTTTAATGCCCACGCCCCCAGTACAATGGGTGGGGTCGATAGTTAGTACTGACAGTCGATATCCAAGATGGGCACCAGTTCTTTAATGGGGGCGACAGGTCCTTTGTGCGATGTGATGGTTTGTTGGTGCTGACTGGAAATACTAGTCAAGTACGGTTTGGACCTATAACCAGATCAGGACACTAGGTAGCGACAGCTAAGCTACTGAATCGGGATGGGCACTGTATGCATGCAATAAAATTAGCTGAGTGTGAGGTTCGATTCCCACCCGCTCCCGTCTAGTTACAATGAGGTGAAACTATGAGCAACGATTACGTTGACGAAAGCGACTTCCCTGAAGATATTCAGAAACGTCTGAAAGCTGGAATGGGATGTGGCGCTTCTATCGGCAAAGGATGGTTACCCATCGTCATTAGACTGAACGAAGCTCTCGGTCGGATTTACCCTGACTACAAAATCGATCAGATCAAAGAGAAGTTCGGCGGTCTTCGATACTACGTGAGTGGCGCTGGTCAAGAAGCTCATGACGTTATTGCTGCTGCCGAAGAAGAAGCTGCTAGAACTTGCGATATCTGTGGTGAACCAGGAGAGCTTCGCCGAGGCGGATGGTTAGTTACTCGTTGCGATAAACACGCACCTAAGAAAGGTACTCGTTGAAATAAACGACAATCAAAGATATAATATTTGAACTGAACATGGTCCTGGCCACATAGGATCACGCTCCTGGGACTAACGGGAAACCATAACCGTCTGTGAGCAATCCTGGAGATATGTGGCAGAGTTTTATAAGCGACGTGGGCATAGGGGTTTTGGAATGTAACCAGCCGCCCAGACTGCTGCGGGGAACTAATTCCACCCCGCACTTATTTTGCCCGCATAGCTCAGCAGGTAGAGCAACTGACTTGTAATCAGTAGGTCCCGGGTTCGATTCCTGGTGCGGGCTCCAAAATGTGAAAGGATAAGAAGTATGAGTATTGAAAGAGATGGTGACGGCTTTTTGGTCGACATGAACAATTGGTCAGAAGACGTAATGTATCAGATGGCTGAAGAAGATGGGTTTACCATAACTGAAGAAATCAAGGGCTACATCACGAAGGCTCGGGAAATGTATGACGAAACTCAAACAGTTCCAGCCATTCGCGTATTTGCGAAAGAGCTGGGAATGGATCGCAAGGCCAAGGCACTATACGAAGTGTTTGAATCCGGTCCGATGAAGAAGATTGCAAAATATGGTGGCTTACCAAAACCAACTGGGTGTGTTTAACCAATGAGAGATATTGAGTGGGATCTTCAGCAGGTCGAAAACTTGCTTACTCGAATCCGCGAGCGAATCGAAGCCGACGAAGACATTGGTCTATTAGCAGAGCTGATGGAAACGGTCGGAGTGCTGGACGAAAGGTACAAAGAGTTCTGCGATGAAATTGATCGCGAGGACGGTGAAGAGGTCGGGTCAATGTACAATGATGAGTTCGGCCCGAATATCGAATTCTACATCGAAGCAGATGACTGGCATAAAATCAGTCTGGCGTTTCGTAAATTGAGGAATTCTCAGTGAAACGGATATTCGGCGCGTTAATGTTGGTCGTAACAAGCGCGCATGCGGACACAGTTTGGTGGAACTTTATCACACCAGATAATGAAAAAATACCTACAATGACCATGCAGTTGGATAGCGATCGATGCGCTGCCTCCAAAAAAGCATATGAAGGTAATGAATACGGAATCGTGATAACATGCACCCCAGATCCAGCTCCGGGTGCAATTTCAGCACACATTCCAAAGAATTAGTCGGCCCGAGCGGTTCGAGTCCGTACGGGTGAAAATTGCGCACAGTAACCCGCCTCTTGCGCAGGAGGTCGTTTGGAATAGGGTCGGCTCGAATATGAAGTATCATCTGTTCAAATCCAAAAAATATCCCGATCGTGGGATCACAATAGGTGAACGCAACGACGGAACGTATTTCCTTCCAGCAGCTGCTGGCACTGTTGACCCTGACAGCAACATCTTCTATAGTATAGAAGAGATCGAGCAGTTGCTAGATGACAAGCTCGAAATGATTCGTCCCAAAAGCGAGCTGAACTGATGAGCGAAGAGCTAGGTGTTTCCGTCGCCGAACCTAAAGAAGACGTAAAGAAGAAACACTATCCTATGTGGAATGTTGTCTTCTACAATGACGATTTCACGCCTATGGATTTTGTTGTTGATATGCTGATGGCCCATTACGGCCACACTGAAACTACAGCATCAATGATCATGTACGAAGTTCATACAAAGGGGCGAGGAATTGCAGGGTCATTTACTCGCGACATCGCGGAAACGAAAGGGTCGATAACTGCATACTATGCAAAAGAAGCCGGCCACCCACTAATGGTTACGATTGAGCCATGTGAATGATAAATAAGGGTTATGAATTTCAAATCCTTCATTGTTGGTGTTCTACTAACATTTAGCGGTTTTGTGACTGCTGAAGGGGTGAAACTGCCAGTAGATGTTCATGGCGTGATCACGAACCGTCCTGTGTGTTCTGCATTCAATATTCCTGTTCAATACCATGCCGTTAATAGGCTAGCACTATCACAACACAACGCATCAACGGCTGCTGCCGTTCGACACCCACTGACCGGGCAACCAACGATTCTCTTCAATTTGAAAAGTTTTATGGAGTTTTCCCCGGAGTTCCAGATGTGGGTGTTCTCACATGAATGTGCGCACTGGAAACTCGGACACCTATCTAAACCATACAACACGCCAATTAACGGGCTAGAGTATGAAGAAAGAGATGCAGATTGTATCGCCGCAAAGGACCTAGTAAGTATGGGTTTCAGTGTTGACCAGTTGAATATCGTATTGGAAGACATTGAGAAAGAACAACAACGGCTACATGATTTGATGGCCGCACCACCAGCGGGTGTAATTAAGCGTCCGCATGATGGTAAACAACGAAGAAACCACGCAAAAACATGCATGGATGAAGCTCATCGTTGATAATGCAACAAATCTTCAGTGACATATACTCCAAGAACTCTTGGATCAAAGGGTCCGGCTGGGGGTCTTGGCCTGAGAACGCAGAACCTTATGTCAAACACATCCAAACGTTTCTTCGTGAGTATGATATCAGATCCGTCGTTGATGCTGGTTGTGGGGATTGGCAATTCTCGCATCTGATCGATTGGTCTGGTGTTGATTATAAAGGGTTCGATGTAGTCACCGACGTGGTCAGCAGTAACACCAGCAAGTACGGTAACGACACTATCAGCTTTTATGAACTAGATATTTCAACCAAAGCGTTACCGCCAGCTGATCTTATTCTCGTAAAGGATGTCCTTATGCATTGGCCACCGGATATCGTTCAGAGTTTTTTACGCCGGTTACCAGAGTGTAAATACATCTTAGTAACAGGCGATTGGAAACCAGATTGGCCTTTCAATCAAGACACAAAAATCGGTGGATATCAAAACATTGATCTGAGTAAACCACCATACCTTGTTGAGGTTAAGGAAGTGTTGTCATATACTCTCCCTAACCCAAAAACTGGAATTGAAGAATTGAAAAAGACATTTCTAATAAAGGGGCCTACTAATGGTACTTGTATCACTAAGTAGCCCACGCCACTGCTGACAATTCCGTCAGGTGTAGGACGTGGGCATAGAGGTGATACAATATGTCCACAAGAAATCGTGCATGGCGTCGTGCTCAGCGAGCCAGAATGATTCAGCACGCCCTTCGTTCTGAGCGCATCCGTTGGTGGTACTATCCAACTGACGACAACTCCCCAAAAAGCAAAGAGTATCAAGATCATTTGCGTGAAATGGCTGCACGACAGTGCGATCGCCTAGCTGCATGTTCTTGCTATATGTGTGGCAACCAGCGTCATAATGATTGGCAGAGCAATTGGGACATGTTGACCCTTCAGGAGCGTAGAGCGTATAATGCGTTTTTAGATGGTCTCAAAGAGGCCGAAGATTTACTGGATAAATAATGGGCGTGTATTGGATTCCTATAGCGTATGCACTGTTCGTTGCTATCATGCTCCTTGGAGTGCGATGGTACACGAAACGGTATTACGCAAAACGCGGCAAGAACTTTCCACATGGGTAAAAACATGATTGCACAGATTAAAGGAGGTTGTGGCTTTCGTTAGGTAATCTAACGGAGGTCACAATGCACAACACTACCAAGAAGAACTGGATTCGCCTCATGTCCTACGAGGGTGAGGTGATCTATGAGTTCACCAATTACGATCAGCTGCTCCACCACTGGCCGGTTGTTCGTAAGTACCGCGACATCGGTTTTGGCTTCAAGCGTTCCGTCGAGGGCATCGCTGCGATTCGCGAGCGTCTCCTCGGACGGCGTATTCGTCGCTACTACTTTTACCCCAGCGTCGTCGCCTGGGATGAGAATGGTCCCGTCGACCATCACCAGTATGCTATTCGCGACAGCTTTGGTGATTTTCTTGACCCCTTCGTCATTCAGGCCGACTACAACGAGCGTCATCCTCACATTCCCAAGTGGCGGCGAGGCAGCCATCGAAGAACGGCATACGGGCGGTTTCGTCATCCCCGTTCCACTCAGGAAAAGCGCTGGGTTCATGCGTGGGATGATGAAGAGTTCGCTCCTAAGGTTCGCGCAAAGCGAGGGATGCGTTATCTTCCTGATGCGTGGGATGATTATTTGTCCCACAACGATAAATGCTGGAAAACGCAAAGCAAACGTCGGCATCAGTGGAAGGAGAAATCGTGATTTTGGGGAAGAGTAAATAGAAATATGAAACTGCGGTACGTAACACTTAACCCAAGCAGAATATTTAACCGCCTTGCTCCTGAACACGTTACGGCGTGGAACCGTCTTCCGCACGAATACCGCGAACGCTGGTGGGACGATGATGTGATTGAGGTTCGTCAATACTTTGCGAGATGTTGGGTGGAAGAGTTTGATAGAATAACGAACCACTTCACGAAGTTACGCGAGTCAATTAAGCGTGACGGAATACGCCATCCAATAAGCGTTGTGTCAGGTCCACTGAGAAACTCAGCAACTGGTATGTCGTTGGTAGAAGGGCATGAACAATTCCTTCCGCCCGCCTTCCGACGAGCCGCTAGTGAATTAATTTACACCCAACCATTTGGTGGAAGTCGGTTAACCATTGCTACGGAACTCGGCATAACAACGATTCCAGCTGTGATTCACGATTACGCAGATCTGTTCCCCGATTGTGAGGAAGTGAATCGCTCCAATTTCAAAAACTGGTTTGGTGGTTACTACCTGTTTAGCGAGACGTCTCCTCATATCAGAACTGTAAAGCAGTCGCACTTGGAAAAATGCGATAAGTATGGATTATTTGACTTAGCAACCAGACAAGCTCAGCAGCAAGCTGCACGCACTGCATGCGAAAGGACGAAAGAAAAATATGGTTAACGTAGTGTGCTTAAAATTCGGAACGTTGTATGGGTCTGAGTACGTCAACCGGCTATTCTATGCTATTCAGCGAAACACATCTATTCCGTTTACGTTCCATTGCTTTACAGACGATGCGACGAACATTGATGGCAATGTAGCAATTCATCCCCTTCCTCATAAAGGAATAGAAGGGTGGTGGCACAAATTATACTTGTTCAGCAGTAGTGTTGGTTTGGCAGGGCGAGTCGTTTACTTTGACCTTGATACACTCATCACAGGCAACGTTGACGACATCTTACAACATAATACTGGGTTTGTAGTGTTGCATGATTTTTACCGTATAATGCAACCTAACAGAAGAGATAAATTTGGTCTGGGCAGTGAGGCTGTTGGTTCTGGCGTGATGTCGTGGGAGGCTGGTCAACATTCTCATATATGGAATACCTTTGTCGCCAATCCACAACAAGCAATAAACTCATTAAAGCCGCACGGTGATCAAAAGTGGATTGAACATCAACAATCTGATCGTTTATATTGGCAGGATCTATTTCCTGAACAATTCGTTAGCTTTAAAGTTCATTGTCGCAATGGGCTGCCTGATAATGCGCGAGTGGTATGTTATCACGGAAAACCGTCAATTCCGAAGTCAATAAATAACACAACTAAAGTTCAGGGGTATACGCTGCAGCCAGCACCGTGGGTGGAGGAATATTGGAAAGATGTCTGAAATCAAATTTTCATGTACACGAAAACATGCACATGCACGGCAGGCGTTGAGTATGTTTATCGAAAAGTGTAAGAAACACAACTTATCGCATATTCTGGATATCGGCGCAGGCTTTCCATCTTACCATGCGAACGACATGCGATCTTGCGGTTTGACTGTTATTACAAATGATTTTTTTCCTGAGAACGATCTAGTAGGAGATTATAATTCGTTGCCTCCTTTACAGCAGCAATTCGATGGGATATGGTGTTCTCACACTCTCGAGCATCAACAAAATGTTGGAATGTTTTTGAGCCGCATTCATTCAGACGTAAAAGAGGGTGGTTTGGTATGCATCACCGTTCCGCCTGCTAAAAGCATGATTGTTGGAGGTCATGTTTCGTTGTGGAACGCTGGATTGCTTTTATATAATCTCATTTTGGCCAAATTCGACTGCTCGCAAGCCTCGGTGTTAACGTACGACTATAACATAAGCGTGATCGTGACGAAAAAAACCATTACATTACCTAAACTAACATTCGACAGTCCAGATATTGATACGTTGAAGTTGTTTTTTCCGTCTGAGTTGAGAAAAAGCTCATTCGACGGCAACATTAAACAATTGAATTGGGTATTGTAGATGGCTTTAATATCCCACAAACATAACTTTGCCTTCGTTCATATTCCAAAGAATGCGGGATCTTCTATGACTGCTGCTCTACTTAAAGTCGGAGCACACCAATTATCTTCGTATAATACTCACGTTCCAATTTCCACGATACATGAACAAGTCAGATCACTATTCAAGTTTGCGTTTGTACGCAATCCGTGGGACAGGTTATGGTCAATGTATAAATTTACCATGAAACGAGGATGGATTGCACCAGATATGATATTTGATGATTGGGTGCAAAGTTCATGGGCAACGGAAGCGTGCGAATACCAAACGCCTGTCGTTCCAATAACACAAAAACCACAAATGGATTGGATATCTGTCGATGGTGCGATAGTGATCGATTATGTTGGACGGTATGAGAATGTTGTAGATGATTTTTCTGAAATATGTAATCGCATTGGCGTGACGTTATCGTTACCTCATATAAATTCCACCCCTTCGAGCGATTACCGAAAAGTCTATACAGATTTTTCAAGCGATTTTGTTTCTCACCATTATAAAAAAGACATAGAGGCATTTGATTATGAGTTCTAACCCATTTGATTTTTTCGAAAAAATATACTGTGTTAATCTACCAAGAAGTTCTGATAGGTGGAAAGCTGTATCGAAGGTATTCCAGCAAGTTGGAATTGCTGAACGAGTAGAGCGAATTTGGGCTAATCCTCCAAGTCAAGATTTCAAAATGTCAACGTTTGAATACCCACCTGGGGAATTTGGTGTCTGCTTAAGTCAAGCCAAGGCGCTAGTCCATGCGATTCACGCAGGAGTAGATAACTTTTTGCTGTTGGAAGACGACATCGACTTTGTTCCTGGTGGTATAGAGAGACTCAGCCAGGCTATATTGGAATTGCCTAGTGATTGGGATATGTTTTATCTTGGAGGGAACCCACGGGAAAAATTAACAAAAGTCAGTCCAAATCTTTCTAAAACAGGGTTTTTCTATGGTGGGTTTGCATATGCAATTCGAAGGAAAGCAATGCTTGAAATTTATGATCAACATCTTAATTTTGTAACACAAAAATTTCCAAATTCGGCATATGATTTCTCTCTCGCTACATACGCAAAGCACCACAACGCGTATTGTATGGATCCGTACATTTGTAAAAATGTCCCAGGGCACAGCGAGATTCGCAACGCCCACCGCAACTACGACAAAGTAACTGATGACCTATGGAAAGATTTCAGTTCATCATCCACAACATCAATATCGTTAGAGGATGCACTCAAACGATGAATCCGTTAGAAAAGCATTGAGTTATTGCGATAGCATTGGAAGACAGCAACGGAGCACTTTGATGAAAGGTAAAATATTTGGTATCGGTCTTCAACGTTCGGGAACAACAAGTTTAGCTCATGCGCTAATATCACTTGGGTTTAAAACATGTCATTATGTTACGCATTTGGATGAAATGGAGAAAGCGGATGCGATCGTAGATGCTCCCGTGTTTGCTGATTATCAACGCCTTGATATTCAGTATCCAGATTCTAAATTTATCTGCACCGTTCGAGATCTAAATAAGTGGGCAAAGTCTTTTAAAGAGAAAGTCGTGGACAAACACATACGAGACAACACACAACCACGAACTATGAATTTGCGTTGCAACCGTGACGTATTTGGGACGTTGGAAAGGGCAAAGCTATCTGATCTTTCGTTTCTAATTAAAAAACATAACGACCACGTTGAACAGGCGAAGGCATACTTTAGTAATCGTCCTGGTGATTTTCTGTTACTGAAAATAGACGAAGATCCTAAGTTGGTACAAACGTCACTTCGGCAGTTTCTTAATGTCGCTGGGAATGAAGCACACTTTCCGTTTGATGCCAACCCAACAACCCATGGGTGGGAGTCATTCCAACATCCATTAAAGGTGAGGATAAAAAAATGAAAGAGTCGTTTTTAATTTCAAGGCCTGATCAGTGGCTCCGTCCGACACACTTTATGAACATGGAAGATTTGCGAGAGTTCTTCTTTAACCTCGAGCAGGTGCTTAAGCAAAACGGGTATCAGTATGAGATAACCCAAATGATAAAAGAAATTATCCCAACGGAGAAAATTCTGTTAGCCCACCACACGTACGGTAGATACGACCGGGTGTGGCACATTAAAAAAGGATACATTCCTGGGTTCATTTACTTTGACCGCACAGGGTATTCTGGCTGGGCAGAAATAGCAAATAACCAATCTTTATATGAAATGTCACAACAAGAGGACGAAATTACATCTCGTCAATTCGTGGAGAGTTTCGTAAAAGAATATGCTGCAAACAACCAAAGCAAAATGTCACAAGATGCAGCTTTTGCTCGGCCAGAAGGCGAATATGTTTTCGTTGTCGGTCAGGTTCCGGGCGATACTGTCGCTCACTGGGCCAATATAACATCCGATGAATTGGTTGTTAATGTAGCAAAAAGATTAACAGGTAGCAAATACCGGGTGGTATTTAAACCTCATCCTATCGATTACAGCAAACGTCTTGACTATTATACTCAATTAGAATCTGCTCTGCCTATCACTATTACCCACGGGTCGATTCACCAGATCATACCCAACGCTTCTGCAGTTTTTACTGTAAATTCTGGAGTGGGGTTCGAATCGTTATTATACGGAAAACGAGTAATATGCTCTGGGCATAGCGACTATCATTGGGTTACAACACGTATAACAGATGCTGATGACCTTTCTGACATAGAGAGTTTAGTTGAAACGTCGCTAGACACGACACCAATATACAAATTTGTAAACTTTATGATGAATAAGTATTTCATCAAATCAAACTCACCAAGCGCAATTAAGAACAAGATATTAGATATTTCACACAATGTTTGAAGCACATCCGGAAAAATACAACAACGCCTGCTACATCGTAGCGGGCGGCCCTTCGCTGAAAGACTTTGACTGGAACAAACTCAAAGGGCAGTTTGTTATCGCTATCAACCGTTCATACGAAGTCCTTCCTGATGCGCAGATAGTTTATTTCACTGATAGGGATTATTGGCTAAGGCACAAGGACGCAATGCTGCAACACAAAGGTCAGCTGATGCGTGGTGTTCTTAATTTACAGAAAGAGGAGCAACACCCTGATGTTATTCTCTGGCACCTAACAGGTGCGACAGGACTTGAAACAAATCCAGGCCGCCTCAAGCATGGCGCGAACTCAACATACGCGGCGACAAACCTTGCTGCTGTTCATTTGAAATTCAAACGAATCTACCTCCTTGGTGTTGATATGAAATGGGGGAAAAGGGGCGACAAGTCAACATCTCACTGGCACGATGGTCATAAACGAATCGATGCTGAAACAGGTTATCAGAGCATGATGAAGAACTGGTTAACCATCGTTGACCCACTAAAAGAGATTGGTGTTGAAGTTTGGAACGCAAACCCCGATTCTGCACTTGAATGCTTCCCAAAATGCACGATAGATCGCGCACTTGCAAACAAACCTCTCCCGTTGACCGCACGATAACTTTACTCTATAATAGCTCAACCAATAGGTATGGAGCCACATCAGATGATCAACATTCGGTACGGAACCGAGAACGGCGCGCTGTCTAACTTAACAGCGCGCCGTTTTTTCATTGACGGTATTGAATGTGCTTCGATGGAAGGGTTCCTTCAGTCCTTAAAGTATGAGGACTTGGAAAAACAAAAGTACTGTTGTACACTTACTGGACATGAGGCAAGAAACTATGGACGACAAGCACCCGACTGGCGAACCACCCAAACCCTCTACTGGAGAGGGGTGGCCTATGACCGTCATGGAGAAGACTATGGGGAACTCACGTGGAGAGCTTACGTTCTTATGTTCCAAGCAGAGAACGGGGCGAAGCAAGCTCTTCTTGCAACTGGATTACGAAAACTCGACCATACGATTGGTCACTCCGACCCCAGGGAAACAATCTTGACGAAACGAGAGTTCTGTGATAGGTTGACAGAGATTCGAAGAGTGTTGCAAACGATGGAGTACGTGGAATGGTAAGTGGCGATACCCCGATAGACTATCGGTATCTTGATATGGACAAGCGAGAGTTTGTTCATTCTTACGCCGCATTGCTAGAACGACTGAATCGTGGTGCAACATTACGTGCTGTTACCAATACAGTAGGACAATGTCTTTATGCTGGTGGGAACAAATCATTCTCCCAATGCGAGATGTTGATCGCGTGCAGACGACTGACTGGAATATTAAGATGAACTCCCCTTCTGAAGAACTATGTCCAATATGTGGTCGGCCGTTCGGGGGCGAGATGCAGGACCACCATCTTAAACCTAAGACGTACAAAACACGAACAAAAGAGGTTCACGAACAAGACAACCTCGTTCGCATTCATAAATCATGTCATCAGAAAATTCACGCGACGTTTAGCGAAAATGAATTGCTGCAATATTATCATACTGTGGAACGTCTTATTGAAAGTGAGGAAATGCAAAAGTTCATCAAGTGGGTTGCAAAGAAGCCTCCGGAGTGGTATGATAAGAACGATGATACGAACTCTCGTAAGAGGAAAAGAAAAAGATAATGAATGAACCTAAACAGGTAATTGTGATTCGCAAGGATCTCAACATGCGTAAGGGCAAGATGGTTGCTCAAGGCGCACACGCTTCAATGAAAGCAGTAATCGACCCCGGCTTTATCCAAGCTACTGACGGACCTGAAGACTATTTTTGCATTCCTCTAACACTCGAACTTGAACAGTGGTTGTCGGGGTCGTTCGTAAAAATTACTGTGAGTGTTGACTCTGAGAAAGAGCTTCTTGGGATCTATGATGCTGCGCAAAACGCAAACGTACCTCGTGCCATCATCAAGGACCAAGGTCGGACTGAGTTCAATGGAACCCCAACGTACACTGCAGTTGCCATCGGACCTGGCGATCCCGAAGTAATCGATAAGATAACAGGTCATTTGAAACTGCTATGAAAGAAAAAGGCACCACCCCAAGCGGAATGAGTGAAGCTGGGTACCACCAAGCTCTCGAAAATTTCGTGTACTTCTCCAACAAGCTCGCCAAGCAAATTGCTGCACTGCCGGGTGATCCGATGGAAAAGGTAATGAGCATGATGGCTCGGGGAGATGTCTATCAAGAATTTAAGGAACAGTTTGACCAGTTGGATCGAGCTGCACAGGTGATAGCCGAAACATACGGCTACACAGAAAAGGAAGTCGAACAACACCTAGAAGAGCATTTCCAATTGCATATAGGTGATTTTATAATGGAAAGTTTAGTGGAGGAATTAAAATGAAACACTTAATCGCTTTGCTGATGGTAGCTGCTACGACAACTGCAATGGCTGCACCTGAAGCAACAGACAAAGACAAAATGCAGGATGCTATGTTTGAACAGGGCATCTCTTACATCTGGAACGGAACCGCTGGAACGATTGCCGTATTACATGATGTAGATCCGCGATCTGTTTGCGAGCTAGCTGACAAGTATCCAGCCGCCGGTGTGGTAAAGGTTGTTAACTACGGAAAACAAACCACAGCGCGGTGCGAATTGCCTAAATAACTGGATGAAACAACCAAAAAACCAGCGAGAACTTCTGGAATTGCTCGCAGAGCAAGACAAGCAGATAGTGCATCAGCAAGAACAAATTCGCGTTCTGAAGCAGGCAATGTTACGCCTTGAACAACAAGTGCGCAAGATTGGTGTATTAGCTGAACGCACACAAGGCGCTCATAGAACTTTAAACGAACGTGTTAAAGTGACTGAGCATGTTCTACGCAAAAAGATTTCTGAGTAATTTGATATGATGAGATTGCGCAAAAAGACTAAAATGGGTGAAATGGGGCCAGGCGCAACTGGCTCTCGGTTCATACCCATTGGATTGATCGCTGGTCCTGCTAGCGGTATTGTCACTACGCTGCTCAAAAATTGGAAAATTGCTCTGTTTGGGATTCTTATTGCGGTAATTGCATACCAAAACACAGTCACGTTTGAGTTGCTACGACCGTTCGGTGTTCGCACGATTCCTGGCCTCGTTCAGGACTATGAGGAGCAGTTGAGTGACGCTAAAGACGAAGTTCGGGTAGCACAAGAGCAAGTAATTGAATGTGATATGAGCCGCGAACGTCTGAAAGGCGAGATCGCGGCGACGAATGCTCAAGTGGAGAAGTGGGCTGCATTGTCTCATAAACTCCAAGCAGACCAAGGCAAACTCAGCGCTCAGTTGATTGAACTCAAAAAGCAAGGCGATACGCAAGTTCAGCTAATTCTTGAAGGCCCCATTCCACAGACGTGTGAAGGTGCAATGAAACTGTTGCGTGAAGCTGCAACTAAAGGGGAACTGAAATGGTCAAAATAATTTCAGTAAGCATCTTGGTTACGTTGCTGGCCGGTTGTGGCGCAAATCCTGTGAAATTGCGAACAGAAACCGTTGAGGTTGTCCGTCCAGTTCTATACTGCCCTGCACCAAACTACAATGAATTAGCCCGCCCCGACTCCCTACCAATCGATTCAATTACGCCTGATATGAAAGACGGTGAAGTAGCTATCCGGTATAAGGCAACTGTCAAAATGCTGCAGCAGTACATCCAACGCCTTGAACTTGGGCTTGAACAATATGATGATACTAGCTCAGCACTCGAAGAATTACGTCTCCAGCTAGGAATCGATAAACCACAGGAGTAGTTCTGACCAACTGTATAAATACAGTTACTATGGAACTACTACGCGAACTCGTTGAATCTGAACAAGAAGAAATCGATGCACTTCCGTTGATGGAAGCACTCGAGGAATCTATCCGTACGTTGGGCTTGCAGCACAAGGGCGGAAAGGTTAATGCTATGATTGGCGGCGCAAAAGATTTCTTTAAAGCAAACCCAGGTCTAGTCACAGGCGCTGCCGTCCTGGCTGTATCAGCTCTCAAGCAGTACAAAAACAATCAGCGAAATACAGTTAAGCTGCATGCAAAAACAGCTTACGAGAAGAAAATGATGACCTCAATCGCTGATGCTCTTCAAAAGGAAGGCAAATTTAAGCTGCATCGTATTAAATTTGAGGGCGGTGGAAAGACCTGGATTCTGAAAAGAAAGTGGTCATGAGATTTATAGAGTACTTGTCTGAGGGAACTCGGTTCCCTGACATTGAACAAAAGATTGAGGAATACCGTAAAGCTGGTAGCCCTCGAGTTCGAGAACTCCTAGCTCTACTATCACAGGCAGAGCGAGCGCTTGATCGGGGTGAGTCTGAAAAGGCTGAAAGATATCACCGCATGGCATTGGCTGAAGAACTGGAAAGAGAAGATGAAATTGCTTAAAGACCTAATTATGGCAAATGAAAGCTCTGATCTGTCACGTCTTCCTCAAGATGTGCTAACAGCTATCAAGTCCAATATCCGCAAGGGAGCCCAAGACCTCAAACAGAAGTGGGCCAATGCTTTAGAACTCGTTCACAAAGCATATGAAGTTGAAGGCGCTCAGCGTCCGACACCTGACATGGATGCTGCATGGAAGCAATATGAAGAGAATCTGCAGTATGCGGTTCAACAGCTTGCGAAAAATCGTGGCATGAAGGATGACTGGCGAATGAGCTCTCACATCTTCCACGAAGCTCGTCAACCAAAAAGCCAATTCCGCGTTCACGTTGATGGTGACACATACATCACCGAAGGCGATTCCATTGATTCCGTTACTAACCAACTGGCAAGAACCTTTACTAATGTTGATGTTAAGGTTATCACCGAAGGAAGTAACCGAAAGCTCGCATTTTCCAAGTGGGGCATTAAACACCGTACCACGGTTGTCGTTGAACCTACCGAATAACTCCAGTAGAATTTCCGAATGCTAAATCATACCCTCAAGCTCGATCTTGACGATGACCGTCATTTGATCGTGGGCGACATTCACGGTCGCTACGAGATATTCCAGCGCCTGCTGGAAAAAGCGAACTACGACCCAACGAAAGATGTTGTATACACTGTTGGTGATATGATTGATCGTGGCCCTGATAGCTACAAAGTTCTCGATTTCTTTCAAGGTGGACGACGTTACGCAATCAAAGGCAATCATGAACTGATGGCCCTCGACAATGATTGGTGGGACACGTGGGTAGCCAACGGAGGAACTCAGTGTCTTGATGACCTCGAAAGATACGGCCTGGATTATAACTGGCTGCGAGATCGTATTCGTGACCTGCCGTGGGTTATTGAGGTAGGCGAAGATGGAGAAGAACACGCATTCCGAATCGTCCACGCTGAGATGCCAGCGGGTTGGCCTGATGCATATTTCAGAAAAGTTCTAGGAGAGGCGATCAATCATAATGATCCGGGATTCGCTAGGCTTGTATGGGCTAGGAATTTAGTTACTGAAGCGGCTAAGAACGTTGCTAACATGCGTCCAGCTGGGCATGGCATCGAGTTCCATCCGGAACGGTATCGGTTGAATTTCTGCGGTCATACTCCTGTTCAACGTGCATTAAAAGTCGGCGACGTCTGGTTTATTGACACTTGGCGTAGCAAAACGATGACGATGATTGATGCGATTACTGAAGAAAGATTCGTCGAACCCTATTGACTTTTAGGGTCAAATCCGTATAATAGTTCCTCATCGCACGTGGGGAACTATTATGAACTCAAGACCAATTCCAACAAATCCAAAAACTATTCGTAAACTGCATGCGCTGTGGAAGAAGGTAGACGGCCGTTGCGTGTATTGCGGAAATCGCATGTGGGTTCCTACCATCCACCAGCCTGGTCGATCAGGAAAAATGGCATCGGTGGAACACATTGTTCCGAAATCAAAAGGCGGAACGAACACGGCCGATAATCTGACCTGTTCGTGTTCCGCATGCAACACCGCTCGTGGGAACCTTCCCCATGAAGACTTTATGATCGTTCGTAATGAACCTGAATGGCAAAGCCTGCTCAAGCGCACGAGGAAGAAAAACAAGAACCAATTAACGAACGCGATGCTTAGCAGTCATCGTAAAGAATTTGCTCGCAAAACCGAGGTTGCTGCAGACGACGTGTGGCGGATGGTCAAACGATTCGTTATTCAGGAATTCAACAAAGTCAGGGAATACTGTGAGTTGAAATTATTCATGGTTTCCAGTATAGTACCCAAAATTTAACTGAGCTTTTTCGTGTGGAGAAACAATGAACGATTTTCAACGACAGCTGTGGAATGACTTGATGACTCTCGCCGACGAGAGTGAAGCGTTCTACTATGCCGACCAGGAGTTGAATGGAGCGTGGTATCGTATCTTCAACTACCGTCTGGCCTCATACACTGAGTTCTGTAAGCCGAGTGCTCTCGAGTGTCGTGGACATATGTTCGAGATCACTGAGGAAGGTAAGGATGCGGTACCTGTGCGATTGGCTGCTTTGCCTCCTGAAAAGTTCTTCAACCTGTACGAGAATCCGTTTACGATGGAGCTTGACCTGTCTGAGATCGACCTGATCGAAGATAAGGCTGATGGATCCTTGATCTCTACATATATGGATTCCAACGGAGCACTGCGGTTAAAGACTAAGGGCTCTCTGTCGAGCGACCAGGCAGTTGATGCTGAAAAGTGGCTGATGATGAATGCTGTATATGATGCGTTCTTCCGCGAGCTCGCTGACCTGACCGGGCACGGATACACCGTGAATATGGAGTGGGTTGCTCCACACAACCGTATTGTTCTTGGCTATGAAAAGCCAGAGCTGCGGGTGCTGAATATCCGTTACATCGTCGATGGCTCATACCTTGATAAGGACGAGTTCGGCTCTGCGTATCCGGAAGTACAAGCTCGATGGACTGAACGGTTCAATGTCGACGATCCGGCGAAGTTCGTTGCGTCTATTCCAGACATGCAGAACATCGAAGGTTTTGTGGTTCGTCTGACTTCTGGCCAGCGCGTAAAGATCAAAACGACTTGGTATTTGGCATTGCATCATACGAAGGATAATATCAACTCACCTCGTCGTTTGTTTGAAGCTGTGCTGGAAGAAGCTACTGACGACATGAAGACTCTGTTTCATGACGATCCTCTTGCATTGCAGACGATCGCGGAAATGGAAGAATTCGTTGAGGAGAAGTACAACCATATGGTTGATACTGTTGAGCGTTTCTATGAGCGCAATAAGCATCTGGAACGTAAAGAGTATGCTATCCTCGGCCAGGAAGAATTGAACGGCACAATGTTCTTTGGGCTAGCCATGAACAAGTATGCCGGAAAGGAATTCAGCTACAAAGACTTCTTGAAGTCTAAGTGGAAGCAGCTCGGCCTAAAAGATTTGGAGAAGGAAGATGAATAATGGCGAAACCATTTATCATGTGGCTAATCCGCACGTTCCTGGAACGTTGATAGGAGAAGAACAAACCGGCTATCCTCAAACTGCTTACGTGGTGTTTGATCAGCCGGTTGGATTCTCTGGTAATGTTCAAGCAGGACTTCGGCGTGAGTGGTTCTGTAATCCAGAATTGTTGTACCGGACCTCGGAAGAGGCGGTACGTAACCATAACCCGGAACGAGCAAATGCATCACCACATTAACCACTGCTGGTGTTCTGCTTCTAATCATGACGACGGAACGTTCGATTCGAGGAACATGGTTGACATCAACAAACTCGAGTACGATGCTGACGACTGGGACTCTCTGATAGAGATGACGAGAGTCCCTAGTCAGGAACGAATGGACACAATCAAGCGGCTTTCTGAACAGTATCCCGAGATGTATGATACTGAGGAGAAGATAGCAGCACACTCGCTGGTTGAGTGCCCTATGTTGAAACCTGAGGTCATCGAATGGCTTAACGAAAATATTAAGCCTGCAAAGGATGGATCGCCTGGGTGGGCTATAGGAAACGATGAGTATCGCACTGTTCAGAGTTATAACCTGACAATATGGTTCATCCGTCATCCTGACGCTCAAAAGTTCATCAAGGAATGGAGTTCGTTCGGTAAAGCAACGAGCTACTTCGATTACTTTAAGAACCCAATCGTTAATTTGGTGCTTGATACGACCACGATGAAGTACCGCAACCGACACGAGGACGACAAATGTCAAACGAAATAATTTACCTCAATGAGCCTGGTGATGGAACATATAGCATGCATCGCATGGAACTCCATGTTGATCATACCCCTCGTCGGGATGATCCTCACCGTTATGTGATCGGTCCGTGGGATAAGGATTCTCAGTGGACTGCAAAAGCTCTCAGTAACCCCGTCGACATGGTTCTCGTTGATCATGGTGATGGTGTTCAAGTTACCGCAAAGCATCATGAGGACGGCATATCGGAAACCATCAACCTCGACTATGCTCAAATAATTGACTTGATGATGCTGATCGATGCATACAACCGGGAACAGCATTTCCAGACGAAGTTCAAACGGTTTCAGGAGGCCTTATGACTGATCGTGTACGAACACTGACGATCCAACTCGATGATGACTATCGAGTCGATGATGTTGAATACATTGTTAACGCTATCCGCATGGTAAAGGGCGTCAATAAAGTTGAACTCGGTGCTCCCGTGGATATCGCTGACTGGTCGGCGCGAATGACCATCGGTATGGAATATCGTCAAGCAATATGGGATGCTATCGATAAGGTAACGAAAGGTAAACGATGACGCGAATTAATATCGTTGAACCCTCTGAGTTGATGGATCAACACCTTCTCGCTGAGTATCGTGAAATCCGGTTGTTGTGTGCTAACCTCCAACGAACCCTGAATAGTAAAAACGGGTTTCAGGAAAAGAAAGTTCCAACTCAATTCACTCTGAACAGCGGGCACGTGTACTTCTTCTACAACAAAGGGAAGTATCTTCACGAACGGTACAATGCTATTCGCGAAGAGATGCAACGCCGTGGGATCAGTGCCGATCTCGAATTCCCGATTGAAAAGTGGCCCGAGCACTTGTATAATGATTGGGAGCCTAATGACCGTGACAAGAGTATTGTTCGCGAACGGATAGCTCTGAGAATTTCCCAACGTCCTAACTGGTACAGATACTACGGAGAAGTGCAGACATGAAATCATACGCAGAAAAAATGCGGATTACTGTTCACAACTACCATTCTGGTGGTTCTATTCTCCACCCAAAAGGCAGAGATGCTAATGGTGTAGATATCGACCCCGAGTCATATGAGGTGGACGCTTGGGTAGTCGGAGGCGAAGATGGAGTATTCGCAGTTTACCAGTCACTCGAAAATCCGAAATGGATCGAGTACGCTCAGGGCGATGATGGTCACTGGTGGTTTGCTGGCGTCCTACACGAAGCATGGGTTCCTGGAATGATCGAAGCGTTCGCTAAGACGCACAAAGAAGTGGTAGAAGAAAATGAACAACATTGAATACAAAGACGACGTAAAGAACACTAGCCTACCTAAGTGGCCAGCGTTTGTTGTTACTGGCGAAAGGATTACCGAAGAGCAGGCTGCTGAAATCTGCATCAAAACAGATTCGACCCTGCCGAGCTTTCGGTATGCGTCGAATGACAAAGGGTTCGAACAGGAGCTGTGTGATTTGTTCGGACTGCCATATGATGACGATGGCGAAGACTTCAATGACCGTTGGGCTAAGGTAACTGAGCTTCGCACCCGCCTCGGAAAGATTGATCTCCATTACCTGAACAACTCCAGAATCGTATCGGCGTTCATTGGTGGCCCTCATGGTTGGTGTGATTGGGATGGTAACATCTTCTGTAACTCATTCAATATCGGAAAGTGGCCCGATGTCGAGGACGTTGCCGAAGATTGGGCTAAGATTGCAGAAGCATTTCCCTTCCTCAATCTCCGCTCTCATCTGTATAACGCCGAGACATCGGAAGGTGGGGTTCCTGTTGTTGAATTTGTCGTTGAAGATGGCCATGTCGTAGTTCAGAAGCCGACCACTACACTCGCTCCGCCGGTATCGAATATTACGGGCGTCCTTATGGGCCTATTCGGAAATCCGTACCGCGAACGTGGAATTCATATCACTCTTCTCCGCCAAAAGCTGGAAACGGTGTATGGGGAAATTCCTCAGTATGAGTGAGTTTAATCGTTGACCTTGACCCTAAAAGATGAGATAATTATTCTATCAAATCTGGAGAGAATCAATGACTAAACTAACCATTGGAAAAGCTGCCGAAATGGCGTTCGACATGATCGAAAACGGCAACCTCGACGCATATGATATTGCCGAGCTGGTAAATCTGCTGAAGCTGGCTGACCACATGTACTACAACGAGGATGAGTCTTTCATCACCGATCCGCAATACGACAGCATTCGGTCATATGCCAACCGTATCGCTCCTCACCACGTTTACTTCATTGGTGTCGGATCAGACGTCCGTGGCGGTAAGGTCAAACTTCCTTATCAGATGGGTTCTCTCGATCAGGTCGAGATCGGTGAGATTGGTGACTGGGTTGGTAACTGGAACCTTCAAGAACAGGGAATGATCGTTACTGACAAGCTCGATGGAACATCTGCGATGGTTATTTTCGACGAAGACGGCAACCTCCAGATTGCATACTCTCGAGGCAATGGTGTTGAGGGCGCTGACATCACACGTCACATCCGCCTGTTCAAAAGTATTCCTATCAACGTCGGCAGGGCGATGGTCATCCGCGGCGAAGTCATCTTCAATGAAGAAGGCTTTAAGAAAGTTCAAGAGAAAGTGATGTCGCAAAGCGGGCGGCCATATAAGAACGCCCGCAACATGACGGCCGGTCTGATGAACGCAAAAATTCACAGATCGTATGTTAACCTGATCTTCTCGAACATCAAATTCATTGCATATGATATCCTCGGCTACGAGGGTATCGATAAGGTTCGGATGCTCCGCGAGCTTGAAGACCTCGGTTTTGAGGTTCCATATTGGACCTCAATGATGGGCAAGGAAATGACCGACGCTACTCTGGCGAATCATTTGAATGCTCGTCGCGCTGTTACGTCGTATGAGATCGATGGTCTCGTTATTGATGTCAATCTTGCTGCAAAGCGCGATCAGATGAATCCAACTCGCGACACACTCAATCCTGCATATGCGATTAAGTACAAAGTTGCTGACGCGTCTAACGTTGCTACCGCTCGCGTAGTCAACGTTGAATATAATGCAAGCAAACATGGGTACCTCAAACCTCGTGTCCAGATCGAACCGGTCGAGCTCGTTGGCGTCACGGTGTCGAATGCAACTGGGTTCAATGCAAAGTTCATTCACGATAACACGATCGGTCCTGGTGCGATTGTTCAAATCACACGGTCGGGTGATGTTATTCCGTACATCCAGAAAGTTATCCAACCAGCTGACTGTTGGCAGGAGCCTGCTCAAGACTGGGAGTGGAATGAAACTGATGTTGACGCGGTGCTGGTCAATCATCATGGCCACGAAGATGTTGTCATTAACCAGATGGTAGATTTCTTCGCGTCAATCGAAGCTCCGTTCTTGAAGAAGGGCAACATCACCACCCTGCATGGATACAAGGGGTTCGTTGAGTCTGATATTATTCGTCTGTCTGAACGACAGTTGGTGAGCATTCTCGGCGAGAACGGAAAGAAAGTTTACGCCGGTCTGAAAAAAGCACTGACAAACATTCCGCTGTGGAAGCTGATGGGTTCCACGCACTTCTTCGGTCGCGGCATCGGCAAGCGGAAAATGAAGAAGTTGATCGACGCGGTCGGGTACGAAGTTGTGTTCCTTGGCAACGCTGACAACTTCGTCGACGTTGAAGGATTTGATGAGAAAACTGCCCGCAAGGTTGCAAACGGCATGAGTGAGTTTCTTGAGTGGCTCGATCCTCTCGAAACCGACGGGCTGATCACTATCGATTATAGCGCCGCCGTTGAGGCTACCGGAAAGTTGGTTGGTGAGAAAGTTGTGTTTACTGGTTTTCGTGATAAAGAGCTTCAGGCAGCTGCTGAGGCAAACGGTGCCGCCATGCAAAGTTCCGTCAGCAGCAAAACTACGATTCTTGTTGCATCCAACCCAACCAGCAACAGCGGCAAGATGAAAAAGGCTCGTAACCTTGGGGTTAAGGTAATGGGCATTGATGAGTTTAGAGGGATGTTATAATGAACACAATACCTGATACGTGGGTGATGATAAAGATTGATACCGACAAAGGTTACCCATACTACAAAATATTTGCTTCGTGGAGTGGTGGTTACACAACGGGCGATTCGTGGAGAATGAATAGTGGGGTCGAGTCCGTTACAGAGGACGACGACTACTATTATTTCAAAGGACTTTCTGGTTCAGTTTACCAATGCCGTAAGACAGGGTATGGTATTAGGAACGCTTATGGTGCTGGAGTTCTTCATTCGATTATCGAGCGGGCTGATGGCCGTGCTGAAGTAGTAAACGAAGATACCGACTTCATGACAACTGACTACGGAAACTGGTAATGAGGTGGTTAATAGCACTGTGGTGCTTGATAGCATCACACGCGGTAAGTGCTGCTGAATTCACGTTGGATCTATCCCTCGGATCTAAACACTACAAAACTCAAGGATACGACTACAACGAAACCAATCCAGGGTTGGGTATTGGCGTAATGGAAGACTTTCGTTCATTGAAGTACGGATTTAAAACTGGCTTCTACGTTAATTCTTACGACAAAACGTCCGCCTACTTTATGGGTGCACTTCAACATCCTTTAATCGAAGAGATTGATATTGGAATACTTGCAGGCGTTGTGTCTGGATACAATAATTTGCCTGGCGATTACTTTGGTGGTATGCTGTACGTTGAACGTCCAATAGCTGGTATAGTTAATGGACGTATAGGTTGGATACCAGCACTCACAGAAAGGGCTGGCACTTTCACGTTTCAATTAAGTCTTGAGTTGGGGAACACAAAATGAAAACATTCTGGTCTTACGTATCAGCGTACATAGTCATGTCGCTATTCATATTCGCAGCATTCTTCTCGCCTGGTGGTATGGCACTATCAGTTGATGGGTTTGAGTGGTTTGCGACCGCTGGTGGCATCATCGAAAACTTTGTTGTCGTTATGGCGATACTATCAATACTGGTTGCGGGGGTCGTTGGTGCTGTTATGGTGGTCAACGAGAACTTCTGGCCTGATGTTGCCGACAAAGCGATTGAACAAAAAGGTTCAGTTCAGGCTGCATACGACTCTCAGCGGTTTAAGCCAGTCGTATTTGGCATTAGCGTCGCATACTGGTGCATATTAATTGCGGCCGGTTGGATCTTTTCCGTTATTTGCTTTGCAGTAGCGTCTGGCATTCTCAACATAAACCGCGCTGCTATTCGCCGCGTGTTGAAAGAACGTTTGTCAGAAGATGCTCCGGATGTTCTGAAGAAAAGCGCGTTAGACGATCTCAAATAAGGGTAGACTTCTCTTTGAGTTTGGGTATAATACTCGAACAATCAACTGACTACGGAAACTGGTAACGAGAGATATCTGATGGAAACTTTATTGTTACTGTTACTATTCCCACTCGCTTGGCCATTTATAGCAAAGCGTATTTGGCATACGACAATTAATTGGACAGAAATGGCCATCCAAATTTTTGGTGTCACTGTTCTTACGTTGATTGTGTGGTTCATGGGGATCTACGGCCAAACTCTTGATGTGGAGATCTGGAACGGGCAGGTGACGAAGAAAGAGATGGTCGATGGCCATTATGTTCGCTCATACGAATGCAACTGTACCGAGAGTTGTTCCGGTTCCGGTTCTAATCGATCATGCACTAGAACATGTCAAACGTGTTACGAGGACCATTACACGCGTAGCTATGACGGATACTCAACTGTTGGTAACTGGACGTTCGATAGCATTGACACTACGTCCAGATCTCGTCGTAATAGTTTTCCGCCACCAGCGAGCTACACAAACTGCAAAATAGGTGAACCTGCTTCACGGCCACACACGTATACAAATTACGTCCAAGCTGTTCCAGAAAGTCTGTTTCACAACATAGGCAAAAACAAACAATACGCTGATTCGATTCCGACGTACCCTAAAGTTTACGACTTCTATAAAATCAACCGCGTTTTGAGCGTTGGAGCGAAAGTTCCTGGTGAGTTGACCACCAAGATCAATGCTCAGCTAAATGAAGCTCTGAAAACACTTGGCGCTAAAAAGCAGGTTAATGTTGTTGTTATTCTGACTGAAATCGACGACCCATCTTACCGGTATGCGGTGGAGAATGCGTGGCTTGGTGGTGAGAAAAATGATGTAACTGTTTTTGTAGGTCTTGATGGGACCACCATTACGTGGGCTGATGCTATGACCTGGGCGTTGAACAAAGGCAATGAACTGTTCCATGTTAAGTTGCGGGATAGTGTTGAGGGTCTTGGAACCCTGTCACCGGATACATTTGCTGCAGTTGTAACTGAAACGATTGCGAGTCACTACGATCGCCCACACATGAAGGACTTTGAGTACCTAAAAGACGCCATTGAACCACCGGCGTGGGTAATTATTTTGTCGATTATTTTGGCAATCGGTGGTAGTATAGGCCTGAGTGTCCTCTTTCACTACAAGGAAGTTGACGACGTTATTGGTAACTTTTTCACTGGAAACAAATCCCGCAGGAGATATTATAGATGAAAACTTTGATTGCAATTATTGGTGTTCTCGGTGTCATGATCGCCGTCGCTGTTGGTTCGTACGTGTCCAACTACAACTACGGCAATGAGGCTGAAAATGTCATCAAAGCTGAATACAAAAACATGGAGAACATCCTTGCTCAGTATTCGCTGAAAGTGGTGGAGGTCGCCCAGGTTCCAGGCATGATGCGCGATGACCTTTCGCAGGTGGTAAGGGAAGCAATGTCCGGCCGCTATGGTTCTGATGGGTCGAAAGCAACATTCCAGTGGATTCAGGAAAACTACCCTGGCCAGGTAGATGCATCTCTGTACAAGCAGATCCAACAGGTCATGGAAGCTGGTCGCAATAAGTTCGAAAACGCACAAACGCTGTTTATCGACACAAAGCGTCAGTATGAAACAAATCTCGGATATTTGTGGAAAGGTTTCTGGCTGCGCGTTGCGGGATATCCGAAGATCAACCTGGATGAATATAAGATCATCACCTCCGGACATGCACAAGAAGCGTTCGAAACTGGTGTAGATCAGGCGATCCAGCTGCGATAACTGAGAAAATTCCCCCAAACCGGTGAGGCCCGCATTCGCGGGCCTTTTTGTTTGCAATTGTATAAATACAAGAAATCCGGATAACTGTAGGAGTTAACTCATGCATCCACGTAACAAATTGCGACTGATGGCTGGTATTCCAATCGATGTAAGTTTGGAAGTTACCCCGCCAAAAGAACAAGTAAACGAAGCACGCGAAGTGCCAAACAGAAAGAATGTTCAGCCTGCCAATGAGGCTAACATGTCGAAGAAGCAGGAAAGCGTCAACAAGGCGTGCCAACACCTGCGAAATGCTGTAAAGGCACTCGAAGCCGCTCCAGCAACAGATACGTCCGCTGAAATTCCTCAGATAATCGGGGAAATCGAAGAACTATGTTCTGACCTAGAAAACATCAGCACAAATATTAAACCACTGAAAGAAAGCCATATCGATAAGGACAAAGACGGTAAAGTCAAAACCAAAGGTACTCAGAAAGGCAAAATCTCCGGCTCAGGCAAGGGCGAAGGTGATGATGAAGAGTATACTGTTAAGATGAAAGCCAAACAGCTTGTCGATGAGTCTGAGCTTCCGGGTGCTAAGCCAACGACCAGCCAACAGTTTAAGGATGGAGATGTTGTAATCTATGACGACGGAATATATGTTGTTGTTCTATCTGACGCACAGGCAGACATGGTTGGTATCATTCCAGCTGGCATGGCTAACGCTTCAGCAGACGAAAAGAACAGATCGGTCGAAATGGTTAAGCCGGATAAAGTCCGTAAGCCTACCGATGAAGAAATGAGCGTAATGCAGCAATCGCCAGAACAGCGCGCATCTATTGATGATGATATGGATGTTCAGTTCAGCATGGAAGGCATTGAAGCCGTCCAGGAAATGTGGGACATGAAGAAAGCTGAGAAGGGTGGCAAGGAATATAAGAAGAAAGCGGGTGGCGATAAAGCTACTGGCGGAATTGCCAAGGCTGCTAAGAAAGACAAAAAAGAAGAAGAGTGTGAAATGACTGAAAGCACTCTAAACTACGTCGGACACCAGGTATCCCACAAAGATACAGTAAGCAATCCAGTTAACGTTGTTGGCCAAGGCGATAAGCAATGGGCTAACTCTCTTGACCCTAAGATGGTGAAGAGTGAGATTCCAACTCAGTTGGATCAGCGTGGTGATGCTTCAATGGACGACTACGAAACAAAAGTCAAAGTTCCCAACAAGGTCAAGAGCGATCTTCGTGCAGCAATTAGCAAGTTCCGTGCTGATGCGGAGAAGCAAGGCTCTGGGCATACTGCAATGGAAACTGCACAGCTGTACATGGATACTGCTGATGCTTTTGAAACAATACTTGGACACTTGGAGAAGGGAACTCTGCAAGAGATGAAGAAGGCTCAGTTATTCGCTACAGGCCTAATGGGTCCAATGTTCCACAAGATTCCAGATACTGTTTGGGATTTCATCGTCAGTGGCGGTCAGAAGCGTTCCCTGAAAGACTATATGATCAAGGTTGGCAAGTAAGATGAAACTATCACAGTTGTTGAATGAGAGTAATCAGATGGCTGATATGGTTGAAGACTACCTACAGTCTGAAACCTTCTCGCCAGAAGTTGAAAACGCATTAGCAAACATTCCAGACAATATGTGGATGAAACTTTGTCAGCATCCATTGCTAGTCGCAGCGGCAGAAGATAGCTACGACTATGCTACAGATACAGGTTCCTCGATCAACATCGACGAAGAAATAATTCTAAGAGCTCTCGAAGACGTAGCAGGTTGGTAATGAAACTAGACGAAACATTTGGCTTTGAAAGAGTCCACGGACGGGGGACAATTAACAGTCCTCAGCACACGAAGGTTGGTCAACAGCCTCGTGAGGGTCGTCCTAACTCCGAAAGAATCAAAAAGCGTCCCAACAAGAACCTTTGGTTCAAGGATGATCGTTTCTGGAAGAATGACCTCGACCTAGAGCACGGCGGTAACTATAAACTGGTTACTTCCGAAGAAGAGGAACGTATCATCGCATGTGATGGTGATCAGAAGTTCGCTCATGGCTACTGGGATAAGAAAAAGGGTATGGGCATTACGTTCAAACAACCTCGACCTCTACAAATGGTTGCTCATCCTAAAACTAGATTTAAGGACTTTGTACTACAATGAGAATGACTGACGTGAAAGGACGCGAAGCAGCTAACGCTCCGAGTTACAAAGAAGAAGATCAACTGATCCTTATTCCTGGATATGGCCGTCTAACAGTCGGTCAGGCTCAACAGAAGCTAGATGAGTACCTTAAACAACTAGCTCAGTTATCCGAACAAGCAAAAGAAGATCCGACTTTGCTAACTCGCGTTGGTGCTATCTTCCGTAACGGTGTTGTTACTGCTATCGCCGACACGTTGTACGAATATTACAAAGACCGTTGATCTAATCAACACGCCTCACTATACTCATTCCCTATGAGTAGCAATATACCAGTAGGATTATCCGGATGCGATCGTAATGGAATTGCAGGCAACTGCGGTTCCGAGAATTGCGATACATTAATGGATGGCGAGTGCGAGATGATGGATGAGATGGATCAGGTGTGGCTTTACGATCTCGGATTGATTGATACCCTTCCAAAAGAACCCAAAGTAACATCAGACGCTGAAGATAATTACAACAGGGCTATGGAAATCCTTCTTTAAATCAACGAGTTACAAACTTGTTGACTTACTTACTAAATAACTCTAAGATGCACAGCATCAACCGCTCCGAAAGAGCATATATAACTTAAACATTTAACGAAAGGTATTGGTGAATTCAATGAGACGCTTATCATCACAATTGTGGCAATCAATACAGCCCGGTTTCTGTGGGATGAGCAGCCTCCGTCCAGAATTTGGATCCGAGTATCGCCTACATGATACCACCGCGCCTTTCGTCGGGAGGACTAAGGAAACGATTTAAACCTTAGACCCTCAAATAAGAAACCGAGAAAGGCGCTTACAGGAAACTGAAGCGCCTTTTTTAATGCTTCAAAAAAGTTAGAAAAGAACTGTTGACTAGAAAAGAAAAGTAGAGTAAAATTTTAAAGAGGTTGATTATCGGTAGGACGCTTAAGGCCGATAACGATCGTAAGAACGGGACCTGTTATTACGCATGTGAGTTGAGCATAGCTCCTCCCCGGATAACAGAGTCGGAACTCACCTACCTGTAGCGAGGGATGGTGCCAGCCACGCGGGGATAAGTCGAAAGGCATCCGCTGGAAAGAACAAAGGGAGCACTGCGTTTTGGGGACGTGGTGCAGTCGCCCTTAAAAGACTCTACCGATGAGGTCCGGTAGTGAATAATAGACCTTTTTAGTTTCGTGGCACCTGCTTGACCGTCCCAGTATTAAGAGCAAAGGTCGTTAATATTGCCGCCACATCCATCTCCATGTAGGCTAGTTTGGTGAGTCACTCCGTTTGGGGCGGAGATCACGGGGGTTCGAATCCCTCCATGGAGACCAACATAGTAGTAGCTTGTGTAATGCCAATGTGTACAGAGAGTGCCGCGCGTCTCTCGCTGTAACGACACGACGCAAGTTAGGGACGCGCATATCGGGGTGTAATGTCAGTCTGGTCAGACGGCCCGGCCTGGAACCGGGAGGTCGTAGGTTCGAATCCTACCACCCCGACCAATTTATCGAGGAAGTAATTAGCTGTGGGAGGATGACCGATGCCCACTATGCGTGGTCCCAACTTCCTCGTCCAATTTCTTCTCGCGGGCGAAGAAGGCACCAAGTGCCATCACCATCCCGGAGAAGACAAGGAAGCCAGCCAATGACAACACAATTATCATTGGACTCATGGCATTATTTCCTGCAGACAGGTGTCCAGCTCAGAAGTGAACAATCACACTTACGTGTTACCATTGCGCCAATAACAACTGCCGCAATAATGCCGGTGTAAGGACCCCAAGAAGCGATGAATTCCATCATGATATTTCTCCTAAAAATTAAAGTGGTGGTATTATATATTAGTATTTATGAATATTCAACATTTTCTATGGTGTATGTAGCTTAATTGGTAAAGCTCTTGACTGTGAATCAAGCAGATGCGGGTTCGATCCCCGTCGTACACCCCAATTTACGCCGTTGTAGTCATCTGGGCATGGCAACTCGTTGTCTGCGAGATTCAGGAGGGTTCGATTCCCTTCAGCGGCGCCAATTTATGGAGCGTTAGTGTAGAGGCCTAACACGCGACACTGTCACTGTCGAGATCACGGGTTCGAATCCCGTACGTTCCGCCAAATTTATTGCCCCTTGGTGTAATTGGTTAGCACATGAGACTTTGACTCTCACGGTTCAGGTTCGAGTCCTGGAGGGGTAGCCAACTAGGAGTATAACATGATATTACATATCTGCTTACCTACTCGGTACGCAAAAGTAGGAACGCTGATTTCTCTCGATAAAGAGACAATTCAATTTTACATGAAGATGTATCCCGGTTCGTGGGTACAAATCTAAACAATGCCACTCTACGCTAATCTGGCAAAGCGGCTGTGCTCAGAACGCAGTGAGTCTCGGTTCGAATCCGAGGAGTGGTACCAAATTATTGCCCCTTGGTGTAGCGGTAACATTACTGACTCTGACTCAGTCGTCCCTGGTTCAAATCCAGGAGGGGTAGCCAAATAGTATGACGTCGTCTAGTCTGGATAGGATACCGGCGCACAGCCGGGGACGCAGGTTCGAATCCTGTCGTTGTGCGAGGCTCGCTAAGAAGGAGTGGCCACTCTGAGTGTAGGTGAGTCGGTTAGTGCTGTTGGTACGTGGCGTGGCCACAAAGCGTAGTAACAGCCGTACTTGGATGAGTTGAGCAGGTGGTGGGCTCGACTGGCTGTAACCCAGTTCCCTTAGGGCGTGTAGGTTCGATTCCTACCTCATCCACCAAATTTTGGGTGTACTGAGCATTGGCGGGCTCACCTGGCTGTAAACCAGACGTCTCAGACCGTGGTGGTTCGACTCCATCTGCACCCACCAAATTTGTCATCGTAGTTTAATTGGCCTAGAACACAAGACTTTCAATCTTGTAGATGCGAGTTCGAATCTCGTCGATGACGCCAATTTTGTTCCGTTCGTCTAGTCAGGTCTAGGACAGAAGACTTTCAATCTTCAAACACGGGTTCGAATCCCGTACGGAACACCAAATTAATGTGAGTATAAGGAAGGGACGGCGTCATGAGCCGTTAGGAGTAGCTACCCCCGTGGATCGTTACCACAACTCACAACCAGTTTAAAGACACAACCAGCAACTCAACTCCTTTGGTAAAACAGGTATTCGCGTGGTTCGAATCCCGCTGCCCCCACCAATCATCCTTTGGGGGTATGGCCAAGTCTGGTAAAGGCGCCTGTCGGAAAAAATTGTGTCTTGTTATTTAATGCCCACTTAGCTCAATTGGATTAGAGTGCTTGACTACGAATCAAGTGGATGCAGGTTCGAATCCTGTGGTGGGTGCCAAATTCATATCAACGGAGAATAGTAAAATGACAGAAGCAGCAGATATTAGCGAATACTGGCGTTGGATTAAAGCCAATTTTCAGTGATAAATAATGGGCCCTTAGTGTAACGGCAGCACACGACTCTCCAAAAGTCTTAGTCGCGGTTCGAATCCGTGGGGGCCTGCCAAATTCTATGGACCGTTCCAAGTGACGACTTGCGTGAGATTAATGACGGTTAATCCCGTCGACGGTCCCCAATTTCTTCCATCCACCTGTAGCTGAGTTGGATTAGCGCCTGCCTGAAGAGCAGGAGAGGTAGGTTCGAATCCTACCGGGTGGACCAAATTCTATCGCGGGATATACAAGTAGACAAAGTAGCTGGGCTCATAACCCACCGCCGCAAGGCTTCGTAGGTGCAAATCCTACTCCCGCTACCAATTAATAGCTCCGACTGTTCGTAACAAACCCCCTAGGGAGGGATAGCGTCATCACCCTTGGTCATGCTTGGGATGAGGGACCTTGACGGCAGTGGGGCGGCGCTATTAAAGACGCAAGCAGCAAACCAAAAATTGATGGTTCGAGTCCATTCCGGCGGTGTAACAGCCAACGGATATTCGCCCCAAAGGCAGGGGTGATGCGTCTTGTTTATTATGGAAGGTGTGAACGTTGACCCCAACGGGATTTGCTCCTATAATGCGAAGACGTACTACATTAAATGGAGGTCAAGTCGTGGGTTTTCGATTTCGAAAGATTTTCTCGCTCGGTAAGTTTTTCCGAATAAACATCGGGAAGCAAGGAGTATCAAGTGTTGGGATTGGTCCTCGCGGAACATCTCTATCCGTCGGAAAACAAGGCGTTCACGCAAACGTCGGCCTGCGAGGAACAGGTCTTTCATACAGGAAGAAGATCGCCGATCCGCCTCGACGGAACAAGACGGTGGTAAAAGCGGAAGAATTCGGTGAGATACTGACCGCCGTATTTCAGCACGAGTGCCTCCAACGAGGGTACGACCTGGAAGGAGAAGCCACTCCTGAAATATTACAGCTTCATGAAGACATCGGAAACGCTGAGTATGATGGGTTGTCGGACGAGTCACGCGAGTACCTTGCTGAGCTGATAGGAGGGCGTCGCCTCAGTACCTAATAAGTCGAAAAAAGGGGGCCTTATTTAAGGCCCCCTTTTTTCGGTCACGAAGAGTTCTCTTCATGAAGTTCCTTGACCATCTCTTCAAGTGATGGCAAGTACCGAGCTCTGTTTTTCTTTACGACTTTCGCCTTTTCGTGAAAACTTTCTCGGAGTTCCTCATCACAATCAAAGTCCACATCCTTGATGTCTGACAATTTCATGATTTGTCCTCCTATTGTTGAGAGTGATGTCCGAGAAAAACCTCGAACTTAACTGCGTAATAACTAAGGGAGTTGAACGCCTTACGCGGGGCATCCGTAAATATTTAGGAACAAAGTCAACAAGTTTATAACCCATTGAAGAATAAGGCAAATTCAAACCTAATGGTAGATATGCGAGAACCTGGCGCAGGTGTCCCATAGAGCATAAATACGGCCACAACATCAGGAGAATGTTATGGCACGGGAACATCACACTAAGAACAAATCAGATCTAGCGCTGGCGCAGGCTGTGGCGGCGTTGACGGCACTAGGATATGATATATCGATTCCGTTGAGCGAACACTTACCATACGACATCATCGCAGATACTGGAAAACGACTAGTGCGTATCCAAGTGAAGCATAGTGCTGACGGAACAATACGCAATGCAACATCGTATGCAACAAAGGCTGGAAACCACGAAGTCAGGTACCAAGACGGCGACTTTGAATACTACGCTTTATACTTGCCCGATGTGCAGCGTGTAGTATTTCCGGCATTCCACTTTGGTGGACGGAGAATAAAATTCGTCGCACCGAAGAATGGGAACAAATTTTTGTGGTACGAGGATTTTCTTGACCTAACAGATGAGGCACCCGAATGGTCTCATAAAACGTTTAAAGGAAGGTGTGCCGGGATAGGTCAGTCCGGGGCGGTTTGCTAAACCGAAAGTCCATTGTATGGGCATCAGGGTTCGAATCCCTGACCTTCCGCCAACTGCAGCACCGTGTAGGTTGATTAACGGTGATTGGGCCACGCGAAAGCCTACATAGCGGGACCCTCCAGATTCTTGTTGACTTTTAAGTCAATTTCATGTTACATTACAGTAACGAGCGGTATGCGAGTGTCACTGTAGTTCAACGTAGAACGGACGCGTGAAAACGTCTTGTTGGTGGTTCAAGTCCATCCGGTAGCATTAAGCGCCGCTCAACTTATTTCTATGCCCACGTACGCTAATCTGGCAAAGCGGCTATCTTGAGAGGGTAGTGAGTGTCAGTTCGACTCTGACCGTGGGCACCAAATTGTAACCAGGGCATCGCACTACGGTGAGGAAGCTCAGGACATAGGCGGAGCATGTTGTAGGAGCTACGGCGTTTTACTACAAATAAAAGTCCTATGCAACACAAACAGTCCGAGGGAAGCTCTACCCTATGAGGACGGGTTGTGGCAAATAGATGAATGATGTCCCTTGACAGAATCCTGGCTATCGGTTACGATGAACAAATGAAAGTAAAAGATCTGATAAAACAGCTGAGCGAGATGGATCCTGAACTTGATGTAATCATGCAGAAGGATGCTGAAGGTAACGGATACTCACCATGCGCTGGTGCTGATAATGATGCTATCTACGTTGCTGAAACGACCTGGAGCGGTGAAGTATGGACTCCATCATGGTCGGCAGAAGATGCAGATATGGAAGAAGACGAGTGGGATGAGTTTAAACAAAAACATCCTCGGTGCGTCGTCTTGTATCCAATAAACTAACGGGCCTGTGGTGAAATTGGTATACACGCTAGATTTAGGTTCTAGTGCCGTGAGGCGTGAGAGTTCGAGTCTCTCCGGGCCCACCAAACCAAAAGAAAGGTAACTGATGAAAGTAACGAAAGACAGTCAAAGAGAAGTTCTTGAAAACATCAAAGACAATCTAATAGAGCTAGCTAAACATGCTCTATTTGAGGTCAACGATCAGCTCTTGCGTAACAACTTTAAAGTTGCAATAACCAATTACCTATCCCCGCTTGTAGTAACTCGCAAGCTAAATGATTTTACAGTAGTGTGTGATGAAAGTAACAACAACCTTGAAGATTCCAAAAGGGGCATACTCAAAGCTGATGTAGCCGTACAGCTCACAGAAGGAGCTGCATTCATCTACATACCTATACAAATTTCACCAGGTGGTGCTTAATGAACCTCGATAATATAACAGACATTGAAGTTGAAGATGTCCATATGTGGGACTATCCAGACTTTTGTGATGCATATATCGCATACGCAGTTTGGGAAGATACCGGAGAAGAGTTGACGGAAGACGAGCTCAACGAGTTGAACGAAGAACACCGCGACTTCGTCTATGAAAAGGCGTTCGAGTCTGTTCACTAATGAATATAATCGACCACGGAAGCGTACAGATCCCCCAGCATGTAGTATCACATGCCGATACGATCAAGTACGAAAACTACAAAACAAACACGCCAGCAAAATTCCAAAAACACGGGGCTGTTAGTTCTGAGTTGGAACAGTCAATTGCGGCAATTGCTGGAGTTGATGTTAACCGAGTTGATTGGGTATATTTTAGTGTATGTCAGGGAGCTGAACCACACACAGATCAGCTGGGTGATAAATTCACCGACACCACATACGTAATTCCTGTTATCTTACCAACTGGTAAATCGACTATAACAGCGAATGGCCAGACAGAAGAAGTCCAGCTTGGTCACATATATGAATTCAATCATAACGAAACCCACTCAATGGAACTAGAAGATACCACTAGTGGATGTGTTGTCATTATGGCAGCAATTAAAACGATTTAAAGGCACGAACAGCAATATCTTAGGATAACGTTTGATTTCAAAAATCGAATAGATCGGTTCAATCCCGACAAGTGTGCCTTGACTTTTTTCATTTCTTTGATGGATACTTCTAAATATTAGAAAACTTTAATATATGGAGTTCAATCATGGAAATTTTATATCCAGCGGCCATGATCGGTGGCCTTACGCTTGTTGTTTTTGCATCAATTGGCTTTGTTGGTTGGGTAGCGTGGCAAGTTATTCGCTGTGCTCTCGGCAAGAAAGAATTTGTAGAGTGTATAGACAATAAGTAACAAATTAAAGGCACGCACAGCAATTTAAAAGCATGTGTCTGTAAAACACCCGAAACACGGTTCGAGTCCGTGGCTGGCTTTGGACGCCTAGGTTCGCAAAAAACGTGCCTTGTTGATTTTAAGACGCTAACAGCAATAATGCTATCCCAAGCTGGGGGTTGTGGGTTCGAACCCCACCAGATCGATGAATGTTGGTCTGTAGTTCAATGGTAGAACACCAGCCATGCAAAAATGCGTCTTGTTATGCGGGTGTAACTCAATTGGTAGAGTGCTGTCCTTCCAAGTCAGATGTTGAGGGTTCGAGTCCCTTCACCCGCTCCAAATTTTATTGCCTCCGTAACTCAGTGGACTAGAGTGCAACGCTTCGAACGTTGAAGTCGGGAGTTCGAATCTCTCCGGGGGTGCCAATTTCTCCATAAATATAATAACCCAAACTTAGGAGAAAAACATGTCGTATTTGGTCATGAGTTACATTCAGGGCGTGGGAGCTGATTACTATGTTCCTAATAATGATGCTCCATCTGCATTTGAAAGTATTAACCACGCGATTAGCTGGAATGCAACACGAGGATATTACAGTGATGCTAATCCAAATTGGAGCACCGTAACAGCACTGGTAACAATCCCAAATTTAGCTAACGTTCGTAGAATAACAGCTACTTTTACTGGTTATTACAACACTCCAAGCAATAGTGCTGGACAAAACTTCATTCAAATAAATTATAGCGATACAACCAGTGTAAAAATAGGAACATGGGATGGTAGTGAAGTCGCGGCGAACGGTCAATATGTATATTTGGGGGATTCTGGTTCGGTGGGACCCGTAACCGTCGACTATATTGATGAAACCGCTACCGCTACTACTCCTGTGGGCGAGACCATCACGTCGATAGAGTTTATTAGCACCTTACCGAGCAATCCATTTCCTCCATCTAATCGCGGAATTAAGGACATTATCGCAAAGTATTCATAATTTCTCTTTGGTGTAATGGTAGCACACACTCCCCCTGAGTTGAGTAACAGTTAGGCTGACTCTTTATGGTAAAGTGGTACAGGTTCGATCCCTGTGGGAGAATTTATTCGTTGTCCCATAAGTACGGGTGTAGTATATTGTAATTGCTACAAGGAGGAAAATCATGAAAAAGCTAATAACACTATTATTGGCGGCTGCACTGATCACCTCCGCACCTCTGATGGCCCGCTGGGGTCAGGGATGGGGAGGATGGCAAGGTGGCCAACAAAACCAAACCACAGCAAATCTCACAATTGCAGAAGAGCAGCATCTGACCTTTATGCGGGAAGAAGAAAAACTCGCGCGTGACGTGTACATCGTTTTCAGTCAGATGTATCCACGCTCGAGAGCATTCGGTCGTATCGACGACTCAGAACAAAAACACACCGATGCAGTAAAGAAACTACTCGACAAATATGATGTAGTTGATCCATCGACGAACGATAATGTAGGTGTGTTCACTGGTGCTGAGTACAGTGAATACTTCACTGAGAAGTTTAATGAGTTCGTTACAAAAGGTGAAATGAGCGTTCTTGACGCAATGTACGTTGGGGCATTCATCGAAGAGCTTGATATGATCGACATCAACTACTGCAATCAGCAAATACTAGATGCAAACGTAGAACTATACACAAGAGATGATTGCGGTCTTAAATCAACCGACCGTGCAGACGTTCAACGCACTCTGAACAATTTGCTCAATGGTTCCAGAAACCATCTCCGAGCATATGTCAATCAGATCGAGCGTCACATTGGATACGGCAACTACGAAGCACAACTCCTACCACAGGAAGAAGTTGACGAGATCCTAGGTCGCTAATCGGTTTAGCTGGCTGTACCTCAACAGCCAGCACAATGCCCACCTACGCTAATCTGGCAAAGCGGTGATCCTCAAAAGTTCATGAGTCTCGGTTCGAGTCCGAGGGTGGGTACCAATTATAAATAAACTTACATGCGGGCATAGCTCAGTTGGTAGAGCGCAACCTTGCCAAGGTTGAGGTCGCGGGTTCGAGCCCCGCTGCCCGCTCCAATTTTCCTTTCTTATTTTTACCCTTGTAGTTCAGCTGGAAGAACGCGTCTCTCCTAAAGACGAGGTCGGGGGTTCGAATCCCTTCAAGGGTACCAAATTTATGCCCCTTTAGCTTAACTGGACTAGAGCGATCGGCTTCTACCCGATTAGATGCAGGTTCGAATCCTGCAGGGGGTGCCAAATTATGGAAGGTACGGCCGTGTAGGATGGCAACCAGTCTTGAAAACTGGCGTGTCCGTGATGAGCGGGCAGGGGTTCGACTCCTCTACCTTCCTCCAAATTGTTGATATTCTTCAATCAAAGCAGTATGATTGCTACACTGAATGGATGTACGTACTAATTGGAGAACGTCAAATGAAAACCCTAATGATTTCTGCTATGGCAGCAATGATGACATTGTCTATCAATGCAACCGCTTTCGATCAAATCGACGCAGCATCTGCACTGACTGTCAGTCAGGAAACAAATGACCCTAGCGTCAACAAGCGACGCACTCAAGCTGCTCACGAACTCGGTGAAGTCGGTAAAGAAGACCTAAACGCGAACGACGCTGCCCCGATCGAGGTCTATCCCTCTGTTCCTGGCGAAGCCGTTATCGATGAAGGATATCCTTCTAAAGCCGAGTAACAAATTATTTGGAAGTGTGGCTGAGTGGTCGAAAGCACCTGACTTGAAATCAGGCGACCCTTCGCGGGGTCCCGGGGTTCGAATCCCTGCGCTTCCGCCAAATAATACTTCGGTAGGTTGAATAGACCGTTTGAAATTCCTGCGAAATACCGGTTAAGTAGTGGGTTGGGATAATGTAAGTCGTTAAACCGCCCCCTTTATCTGGGGGTACTGCAAGTGAAACTCTTGCCCGAAGTGCCAAACAATATAAGATGAGAACTACGATATGATGCAGACTAAATTTCTGATCAATGGAACACACGTTTCTGTTGTTCAGCTCAGCGATGAAACAGCACTCGACTACCTACCGCCAAGAGTATATGCAGTTCAGTTTAGTCAGTTCTCTGGTTTTTATCTCACTGTTATAAAGGATCATCTCCAGATCCCCGAAAAGATTTACGGTACGGCACATGAACGTGTCGAGAAGTGTATCACCACCTACAAAGATCGTCCGATGTCAACTGGTATCCTTTTGACTGGTGATAAAGGTACTGGTAAAACTCTGTTCATGTCTTTGTTGGCAAATAGTGTTATCGACTCTCTCCGTCTTCCGGTTATTCTCGTTCGTGATGCTCACGCTGGCGATCAGTTTGACCAATTCGTCCAATCGCTTGGTGAGTGTTGTCTTGTATTTGATGAATTCGGAAAGATGTATACGTCGTCCAAGCACCAGGACGGGACGCATCAAGATTCTCTTTTGTCGTTGATGGATGGTGTTGATAAGACTAAGCGTCTGATCATCATGACAGAGAATAGCGAGATCGACATCAGCGACTTCATGCTCAACCGTCCAAGTCGTATCTACTATCATTTCCGTTACAGGAAGTTGGACGAGGCTAGTATCAAAGGATACTGTGCTGACCATGGGGTATCAGTTACAACGATCAAAGATATCGTTGATTTGTCGCGTCGTTCTAAAATCTTTAGCTTCGATATGCTTCAATCAATCGTTGAAGAACATCTACGGTTCGGATCGCCTGTTGATGAAATTATTGATGAACTGAACATCGACGTTCGTCAACAGATTGGTTCCGAAATTGAAATCATCAAAGTCGTTGAAAAGGGAACCGAAGAAAAACGAGAGCTTGCACAGAAGGCGATCGTCGCTAAGCCCTCAGGTTCGTATGACTATACGTATATCAGACTGAAACCTAAGGGCAGTCACACGAGCAAAAATTCAAAGGTCAAAGCAGCACTCAGAGCTGCAGACATTGACATGGACGATGATGACGACGACAATGAGGAAATTTATATTGCTTCCACTCAGGTTGCATATGAGTCTGCTGGTCAGATTGTATATGAAACCGATGAATATCTTGTAATGGCTAAAGAAGTTCCAGCCAAGAGTTACAATTACTACGATATGTTTTAAAGCCGGGGTGGTGGAACGGTATACACAGCAGACTTAAAATCTGCCGGCCTTTGGCCTTGCGGGTTCGAATCCCGCCCTCGGTACCACATATATAAGGGTTATGGACAACCCTTTCTTCAAGAGACACATCAAAATTGATAACACTCATGGGCTCGGAACTGTTCTTGACCTCGATCAAGATAAGCCCTTCGAGGACGATTATGAAACAATCATGGCTCGAAAGTTGGAAATGGAAGAACAAGCAAAAGCTATCCGCAATCGCCACTTCGATCCTTTGTACATGGAAACGGATTTACCTGAGACGCCAGAACAACCTGGTGGTATCACATTCGATCCCAATGACATGAAGTTTGATTTCGACTAAGGCCCACCTACGCTAATTGGCAATCGCGGGGAGATTTAAGTCCTCTTGTATCTCGGTTCGAATCCGAGGGTGGGTACCAATTAATCGTCTAGCGTTAAGCTATCAAAATCAGCTAATGGGTCAATGAGAACGATGTTTTTTGTCTGCGGACGGTACATTAAATTTTCATTATGAAAATCATACTCGCAGCCAGTTTTCATTGCCATTTGATGAACAGCATTTAATGTGCTGCTAAATCTACTTTTTTGATGTCGTTGACGATACAATTCGATCTTGTCTCTACCCCGTTTGGTAGTGGGATCAAAACCCTCTCGCTCGAGCCGTATTTCTATCATGTGTTCGATGGTGCTTTCGAAAATATTACCAGACATGTACAACTCTACTAGAGCAATGAAATCAGTCGTTCCTGCTATAGCCTGAGCATCAAATCGTTCCAACCGTTCCACGATCGATAACACAAATGTTTGTTGCTTACCCTTACGCGTTCCCTCATACCACTTAGTCCACTGGATACGAGGAAGATGGGGGTTGCTGGTAATATTCATAGCCCAATCAGCGAAGTGAGTCCAACACTTATCCGCTGCCAAAGAAAGACGAACTACACGTTTGTGTCCAGGAACAGCATAAGCAGCAGCGAATGCTCCGGAGCCAAGTTTCTGGAAGTTATTTTTTTCCATCCAGCGGATAGCTTCTTGTGGGCTCTTCCAAGCAGTGTCGCGAAGTTTTCGTTCCTGGTGGATGTCAGCTTCGATTAGATTTATTAAACTCATGACGGGTTCGTATAATGGTATTATAGGAGATTGCAACCCTCCGGACATCGGTTCGATTCCGATACCCGTCTCCAATTACATCTGTGGTTCTTCAGACTGTTTAATCATGTGCTGCAGAGCTGCACGAATGGTATTCATGTTTGACATGATACGACTCAAATGCTGTTTGCGATAGCCAGGATCACGAAGTTTGTTTGCAATACCCAATGCACGAGATGATGCTTCCATGCGCTTTTGAATTTCTTCGATTGGCATGACGTCGGTGTCAATTCCGAGGTTATGCTTGCCCTGATACATCTTCTCAAGCAGTTCCAGTTCTTTGACGCTAGCTTCATACTGTTCCATCAGGCTAGTGTCCATACCAGCGAGTCTACGTAAACGATTTTGGTCCATTATTTTTCTCCTGTTGTCGGGGATATCATGTATTTAGGAGAATAAAGAGATGTGGCATACAAGTTCAGGAATCATTCAGTACGACCCACCTCGTCCTGGAATGAAGCGAAAAACAGATTGGTGGGCGATTCTCAAGGTAGACCGCGAGATTACGCGGTATTATCGCTGGTGGGTCAAAAACAGATATTGGATTGACTTATGTCAGCCTTCATGGGATGCTCATGTCTCAATCGTACGTGGAGAAAAGCCCGCGGATCATCTGATGCACCTATGGAAAAAGTATGATGGACAGCGAGTCGAATTCAAATACCGACACGAAGTTCGCCAAAGTGGAGACACTACTGGCTGGGATCGTCCTGACCATTACTGGTTTGTTGATGTTGACGCCCCTTTTCTTATTGATATTCGGAAAGAGCTAGAGCGGCCGACGAACTGGAATTTGCATCTTACAGTCGGTAGAACATGGTAGTGAGTGTGAATTGGTAATACAGCACCCCTCATAAGGGTGAGTTTGTGGGTTCGACCCCCACCACTACCACCAAATCTAAATATCATTATGTACGATGATAACGACGCCTGGGAGCAACTCGATCCTGCCGATCAATGGGTATACGATAAACTGTTACTATCCCAACGGTTGGGATATCAGTGCGGGCTTCCAGGAACCAGCGTCCCGCATCCAGGTACGTATATAGTCCGACCTAGAACAAATTTACTTGGAATGGGACGGGATGCTAGGTATCAAGTATTAACCAATACCACCGATCATCTTCACGAAGGTCATTTTTGGTGCGAACTTTTCGTAGGTCGTCACTTCACCGCCGATTACATCAATGGCGAACAAATTAATTGTTTCGAGGGGTATCGTCATCCTGCACGTCCATTATACAAGTGGAATAAGTGGGTGCGATGTGATA